GCCTGGGCTGCCGCCGGGGATGCCGCCAGGGCTGCCGCCTGGGCTGCCGCCGGGGATGCCGCCAGGGCTGCCGCCTGGGCTGCCGCCGGGGATGCCGCCGGGGCTGCCGCCAGGGCTGCCGCCAGGGCTGCCGCCGGGGATGCCGCCAGGGCTGCCGCCGGGGCTGCCGCCGGGGATGCTGGGTTACTTTCTCAACTGCACATCGTCGGTGATCTCAAGGTGCCGCGCAAACACTGGACGCACGCCCGCGCTCGGTGGGACGTATGGACGCGCGGCTACGGGCTGCTCTGCGACATCAACGGCGTACTGTACACTTACGAACGCCCGTGACTGGCCTGCCACACCGCCCGGCTCAGCGCGTCGCTGGCCTGCCCGAAGCTCAGGTCAGCAGGCACAGGCAGCCGCCAGCGCGCCAAGGCTTGCCGCTGGCCGTCCGTCGCGGGCCGCTGCCGCCGTGGCGCGTCCGCCTGCAACTGTCGCCACCGTGGTATTTTGAGCCAGGGCTTGTCAGGCGGCGACCAGTGCCCGGCGTACCGCTTCACGACCCGATCCGCGCCCGCCCAATCTGGCATGGCCGCGCTGCTGTGCGGCAAATTCTCGCCACCGCCGCTGCACTGCACGCCCCAGATACCGCCCGCGCCACGCGATAAGACCGCCCAGGAGCCGCGCGCCAGCTCTAGGACGTAGCGCGGGGCGCTGTCGCTGCCTACGGACAGCCAGGGGAAGGCGCTGTGCGTCGTGGCGCGCTCTTTTGGCGTGGTGACGGGCGCGCCGAACAGGTCTACAGGCTGCGCCCGCGTCTTGACGCGCAGGCTGCGGCGCTCCTTGGCCCGTATACGGCGCTCTAGCGTCTTCGGCGTATCCGTGTCCTTGACGGCGACGCCCGCAGCATCGGCGGCGGCTTCCATCTTCGCGGCCTCGATTACATCCCTACCGAGCAGGTCGCGGCAGCGCAAGCCGAACAGCCGCGCCACGTTCTGCACGCGGTGCCGCCCGCACACGTCAGCCACGTCCAGCACGAGCAGATTTTCCTTGCCCGGTGACGGCCGCATGCCGCGCCCCAGCATTTGCGTGAATAGCAGGGCGCTTTTCGTCGGCCGCGCCATGACGAGGCAGTCAATGGCCGGGCAGTCGAAGCCTTCCGTGGCGACGGCCACGTTGACCACCACGCGCGTCTTGCCGCTGGCAAAGCTGCGCCAGATGCCGCGCCGCACGCGGTCAGGCGTCGTGCCGATCACGCACGCCGCTGCCATGCCGTCCGCTTCCATGCGTGCGGTCAACGCCTCCGCGTGATCGACGCCCGCCGCGAATACCAGGATGGTCTTGCGGTCGGCCGCGTGCGCGTTGATGGCGCTGATAATCGCGTCGTTGCGGTCGGCCGTGTTGACGCTGCGTTCCAACTGGCCCACGGCAAAGTCGCCGCTGTGGACCTTCACGCCCCGGATGTCGGTCACAGTCTCGACGCGCACCGGCACGACGTTGACCAACCAGCCTTCCTCGATGGGTGAACGCTGGCCCTTGGCGGGTTTCAGCGACTTGTCGAACACCACTTCGTCAAACACGTTGGCGAGCTTGATCTTGTCGCCGCGCATCGGCGTGGCCGTGAAGCCCACGAGCAGCGGCCCGTCAGGCTCAGGCACGCCGAAATAGCGCAGGATGTCCAAATGCGACTTGGCGGCAACGTGGTGCGACTCGTCGTGCATCACGAGGTCGAATTGATCCGGCGCGAACGCTGAGCGTCGCCGTGCGCTCATCAGCGTCGGCACGGATGCCACGATCACGTCATGCGACGGCGTGCCCTCGCACCGTGCGCCCTGCTCTACGGCAATGCTGTAGTGCGGGTTGGCTCGCGCCATGTGCGCTGCAAGCTGGTCCAGAATCTCAACGCGGTGCGCCAGGACCAGCGTGCGCTTTGCACCGAGCACGCCCGGCACGTAGCCGAGCAGATGGCCCTTGCCGAGCCCCGTTGCCATGACCACGAGCTGACGGCGCACGTTGCGCCCGGCCGCGTCGCGGATCGCGTCGAGCGCCGCAAGCTGGTAGTCGCGCAGCGGGTAGTCGGCGCGCGGTGCAGGCTGCGCCGCACCGAAGGCGAGCTGCGCGCTGCTCATAGCAGCTTGATCTGCACTTCCCGCGCCGCCGTAGCACAGGCCAGCGCCGTGGCCGCGCCGCCGCCGCGCTCCGCGTGCACGCTCGCCGTGTCCGCAACGGGCACGAGGTCCGCGCGCTGCACGCCGCCCGCGTCCGCTACGTCCGTGCGCCGCCACTGCACGCCCTGCGCGGAGAGCACGGGGTAGAAGCACGCCCAGCCCGCGCCCGTGCGCAGCAGGCGGCACGTCCAGTGCCCGGCGTCCCCGAAGGCGTCCGCATTGGCTGGCGGCTCCAAGAACGTGTCGCTCAGCACGGTGAGCTTGGGCAGCGTCACCGGCGCGCTCTCAATGGCGAAGTGCACCAGCCGAGGCCGCACGAGGCCGATGCCCGGCTCCGTCTGCGACACGCGCTCGCGCCACAGCGCGGCAAAGCTGCCGTCAGGCGCTGGCTGGCATTGCAGGTCGGTTTCGATGAGGAACGGGCCGCCCTGAATCACTTGCAGCGTCCGCGACGTGACGCCCGTGACTTGGTGCGGCACCAGATGCGCCAGCACGCCTGCGTTCGCCCCTGACCAGTTGTCACGGACGCACAGGCACATGAAGTCAGCGTTGTACAGCAGCAGCGTCGGGATCGTTTCGTGCGCGCCGCCGAAGATCAGCGTAATGTCCAGGCCGCGCGGGCGGTTCGGTGTCCCGCTCACGCCGCACTTGTAGACCCAGGTGCATTGATGGGCAGGCGAGAAGAAGCAGTCAGTCTCGATGCCGATGAGCCAGCCCGGCCCGCCGATGCCTGCAGGCCCCGGCGTCGGATCGTTCGCGATGGGCAGCATATCGCCCACGCCGCCATGCACGCCCAGGTCGTTGCGCAGCGTGACCGGCCCGCTCAGCACGCCCGCCGTGGTCAGCGTGTACAAGCGCTGCTCGGTGATGCGCGTTACCGCCGTCGAGCCGTCAGGCTTGAGCGGCCCGACCTGCGCGTAGTTCGTCAGTTCGGCAACGCAGATGCCCAACACGCCCGCCGTGGGATGCCAGCAGGCCAGATACACCGGCTCGCGGTCAAGTCGGTGAATGTCGAGTATTTTGCGCGCGGGCAGCGTCACGGCCAGCGCCGCGTCTACGCCTGCCGCCCACAGCTCAGACGGCGTGAGCGGGTCGCGCAGCGCGCGGTCGGTGCGGTTGACCACCCACGTCACCAGCCAGCCCGCGCCCGTCCAGTGGCAGCGCACGCGGCGAATCGCCTGCACGCTCGCGTCGCTGAACAGCGTCACCACGCTTGGCAGCGGCGGCAGCGGCATCAGGAACGGGCCAGCGGGGAACGTGGTGATGAGCGGCGGCGTGGTCGTAGCCTGGAACAGCAACACCGCGTCCTGTAACGTCACGCTGCCGTTGCCGCTCACGTCGGCGGCGCGCAGTTGATCTGGCGTCAGTTGGCGCAGGCCCTGCGTGTATTGCAGCACCCACACGGCGTCCGTCGTGCTGAGCGTGCCGTCGCCGGTTACGTCGCCAAGAAGGGTCATGCGGCCTCGCTGAGCATTGCCAGCCGCCGCTTTGCCTCGCGGTCGCCCAACTTGGCACGACGCTTCCACAACGCCACGCGGCTGATTACTGGCGGCAACTTATGGCGTGGTGCGCGCCGCCATGACGTAGACACATCACGTCGGCCCATCTGCAAGAACGCACGGCCCATCTGGGCGATCAACGCCATGATCCCAGGCGAACGCTCGTCCATCGCCTTGCGCCGTTCCCGATGCCCTGATTCCTGCGCACGTCGATACGCACGCAACCGTTGCCGCTGCCGATAGCGGCGGTCGCGGCGATTCGCGTGCGAGTATTTCCGACCACGCTTGTTGCACACTCGCTTGCTCATGTCTTCACCCTCCAGTTCGTCATGGCTGCGCCTCGCGCACGATCTGCTCCAGCCGCGTGAGCCTATCGCGCTCGCGGTACGCCGCGCCCAATGCGTCGCCCGCCTCCGCATAGCCCTGCTGCCACAGCCGCGCGCACGCCCGGATCACGCCCTCGATGTCGCCCAGCTCTGCCGTCAGCATGTTTAGCTCCTCCCGCCACCACTCGCGGCGTTGCTGGCGCTCGCGCTTCGCCCTGATGCGCGCATTGGCCGCCGCCATGTCCACGCGCGGCGCGCTGTCCGCGCTGTAGCCTGCCAGCCGCGCCACGTGCGCCAGCGCCTGCTTGAACGGCACCTTGTGCAGCGCCATTGCCAGCGTGAAGGCGTCGGCGTGCCAGGCGCAGCCGTAGCAGTACACGTGGTCACGGTACACCTTGCACGAGGGCGTCTTCTCACTGTGGTTGGGGCAGCAGATGAATCCTTGAGAGGTCGGCGCGTCGTACCCCGCCGCCGTCAGCACGTCCACCATCGTTACCGCATCCCGTATCGTGTCCACGTCCAGGTGCCTGCTCATCTCGCCCACACCTCTCGCCATCTGCTTCTGCTGCTTTGCTTAGCTGCCAGAGCGTTCCTGCAAGCGGCTTTGCAGCAGTTGCAGGCTCTAGCGCTTCGCTGTTTGCAGCATTTCAGCTTTTACCCTTCACAGACTCTTGCCTTGCTGCTTTCAAAACCATGCGAAAAAACCGCGCTTTTTCTCCCGACACAGGGCGCACCTTTCCCTTGGTCCACCGTGCCGTTAAATTTTGCACGCTCACCCATGTTCTAGCCGTTTCGCTCCGGTGGCGTCGCGGCCAGCTACTATGTCGGAAGGGTCTTAGGTAGGTGTGACGCCTATCCCCTCCACACAGCCCAACTCGCGGCGCAGACCCTCTAACTGCGCCGCCCCGCCTTCATGCGTCAATGGGTAGCGGGTATCAATAGAAGCGTATGTCCCGCAGGCTCGCTGCGTTGCCGTTGCGGCACTGCGCCGCAGAGAGAATTGCTGGCATGATCGCACGCTGGCCAGCGCAACGCACCGAAGACCCGCGCCCGTAGGCGTGTTGCGGCCCAGTGCAATTCGGCGCAGAGCATGGAGCCCCGACGCCAGGCGCAGCGAACTTGCGCCATGCGAAACAACGCCCCGCCGTGTTGCCACGGAAGGGCGCTGCTCAGGATTGCCGTTAGTCTGCGACGACGGGCGGCAAGCGCGAAATCTGTTTACATCCCATCGTCGCATAGCAAGCCTTATCCCGCAAGCCATCGCGAAAGTCAAGCGCCGCGATTGCGCACCGCCGCTGCGTGCTCGTGCAGCAGCTTGGCAATCTCGTCGGCCTGGTCCGCATCGAAACCGATCCACGCCACGGGCTTGCCGAAGTTCAACACCACCTTCTCGGGGGTGTGCGCTACGCCCAAGCGCAGCTCGCCCTCATCATCGTTGACCATCTTGCCGAGCGGATACCTGCCCGTCGCGCCAAGGTCGTTCAGCTTCGCCTCTTTCTGACAAAGCTTGTCGAGTAGCTCTTGAGAGATGGGCGGGCTGTCTGGATTGCTGCCGTGATGGGCCATCAGAGTTTCAGCCCGTCAGCGGTCGGCTCAACGCGGGCGCTGGTAGGATCGTACCCGGCTGGGTACGGCGTTGGATTGCCCAGCCGCTTTAGCTCCATGCCGAGCCACATGATCGCCTCTTGCAGCTTGGTAACGACCAGCGACACTTCCCGCGAAGGTCCGCTGGTCCGCACGCGCTGGAGCACGTCGTCCAAGTCCTTGCGATGCTGTTTCACCGTCTTGATGTACATGTCGCGCTTCGGATCACCTTCGGCTATTGCCATCTGCTCTCCTCCTTTTCCTCGTTCAGTTTGCCACCGCCTCATAGCTGCGCAACGGCCGCGCCTACGCCAGCTCGTCGCGCAGCACGCACAGCGCCTTGTGCAGCTCGGCCAGCCCTTGCACCAGCTCCTGCGTCACGGCGTCAAGGCACAGCGGGCCGCTCGGCGTCGGTGCGCCCGCAGCTTGCGGTGGCTGGTCGCGTTGCAGATGGCGAATCTCATTCAGTGCGCCGTGACAGTTGACGAGTTCATTGCGCGCCCGGTTCAACATCTCTCGTGTGCCGTTGCGCTGCTGTGGTGGAGGCAACACCGCCCCACCTGCCTGTCCTGCGACTCCGAGTCCTTGGTACTGTTCACCATACATGGCACTCTCCTCCTTCTGCGTATGTTGGTAGCGCCCGCGCCGCGTAGTACCGCGCCAGCGAGTCTGCGCGGTAGCGTGCGCGGTGCCTTGCCCGCGTCTCGGCGCAGCGCACAGCCTTGCAGAGCGGGCAGCGCGAGCGGCGATGGCCTGGCGTGTCTGCGCCTGCCAGGCAGGGCTTGCGGCGGCGGCCGGTCATGGCGTGGCCACCGCGATGAACAAGAAGATGGCGATGACGAGTGCCCACGGTGCCCACAACGGAGCGAGCACCCACCACCACGACCACTCTATGACGTGAATGAGTTTCAGTCCGATGAATAACAGGCCGAGAAGTCCGAGCCAGGAGCTACCAACCTGGACGGTTGTGCCGTTGTCGCGGTCGCGGTTCACGCGCAAGGCCCGCGTCCAGATGTCGCGCCCGGCTGGCGTCATGCCGCCGCCTGCGCGTGCTGCCACGCATTGCGATACGCGCACAGCCAGTGCCTGCCGTCCGCGAGCGGGCGCAGCGGCAGCACGGCAAGATTCCAGCGCCGCGACATGAGCGCGCCCGGCACCACGAAGCGGTGCGCGCGGCCATGCGGATCGAGCCACACGAACACGTACAGGTCCACCGGGCGCCGCCGCTGCGCGTGCGATTGCAGATTCCAGTACGCGCCGCTGTAGCGGTAGACGTAGCGCTTGCCGCGCGTCGTCACGCCATGCTGCTTGGTCTGCGTGCGCGCCGTAATCACGGCCACGGTGCGCCCGTTCACGCGCAGATCGCCTGCGGGCGCTGTCGGCGTAGCTCGCCGCCGCGTCAGCAGCACTTCGCAGCCGCGTGCGCGCAGGGCGCGGGCGACGTGGGCCACTTCGGCGTCGTGCAGGGCTTGGCGTGGGCTCATCGCAGCAGCTCTGCCACGTCTGGCCGCAGCTCGCGTGCAGTGACTGCGCCGTTGCTCGCCTTCACTACATCGCGGATGCGCGACAGCGGCACACCGCCTGAGCGCAGCCACTGGTAGACCAGCTCGCGTGAGTTGCCGAGCCGCTTGGCAAAGACGGTCACGCCGCCGCTGGCCTTGATCGCGCGCTTGAGTGCTCCACGTCCGGGTGCCATACGCTGCCTTCTGTATAATGGAATCGAAACGGCGTCAAGAAGAATCTTGTGGCGTCGCTCAGTAGCGCCCCGGCACCGCGTAAAGAAAGTCCTTGACTATTTTGCGCCGTTCGCGTAAGAGCATCAGCGGGAGGACAGACGCGGATGAAGCTAGAGAGACTGACGCAGCGGAAAGTGGACGCGGCACTGCGAGATGGTGGCTCAAAGGCTGCGGCGTATTACGAACTCGCCAAGCAGGGCTACTTGCCAGCGGAGATTGCCGTCTATGGCGGCTACGCGAACGACATCAGGAGCACCGTCAGCATGCACGCCCGCAAGCGTGGGCTACCGTTGCCAGCGACATGCGCGCCGTCGCGCGAGATCGTGCGCAAGGTGCCCGACATCACTGACTGGCGTGCGGCGTTTCGCGGGACCATCATGCGAACGGGCATGGCGTTGAACCTGACGCAGCCGATGCTCGAATACCTGTGTGCGGTTGCCGACGACGTGCAGTGGGATCGTGGGCGCTACTTTCAACAGATGGGTGCCGCCGCTCCCGACTGCGGATTGATGACCGCTTCTGCACTGGTGAAGCGTGGGCTCATCATGCTCAAGCGCGCAGCCGTGCATGGCAGCCATCGCTACGAATTGACCGCCGCTGGGCAGGCCGTTGTGCAGTTGCTGACCGTTGCCGGGGTGTTCGTGAAGGCCGATGCCGCGCTGAGCAAGAGAGCCTGAGCATGGACAGCACAGCACAGACAGCAGACACCGCCCGCACGCCGCCGCGCTTCTGCCGCGACTGCAAGCACTGCGACCGCGTCACGCCTGGGATGCAATGGCGCTGCGATGCCCCGCAGGCACAGCGCGACGACTTGGTAACGGGCACGCCAGCCATCGCGTACTGCATTGTTGAGCGGCAGAGCGGCGCGGGCTGTGGCGCGAACGCAGCGTACTTTGAGGCGCGCGACGGCGCGGAAGGGAGCAAGTGATGGCCAGCGACGCGGAGATCATCGTAAAGCTACGGCGCGCACTGGACGTGCTGAAAGACAAGTACGTAGCGGAAATGGGCGGCTGGGTACTTGTGGATTTTATGGGCGCGGCCAGCGATGAGAATCACTGGATGCGCCTAATCTTTGAAGCCGAAGAACTCTCACAGCCGTACCTGGACGCCACAATGCCCACAAAGGAGGCCGACGATGCCGCTCCCCGCTAATTTTGACTTCGCCAACCCGACATGCCCGTCATGCGGCAGCCCTGCCGTGGACGTGCGCAACCAGAAGCGCAGCGAGTCGTCACCCGACTTCCGCTGCTCATCCACGCTCTGCCAAGGCGGCAAGGACAAGAACGGCAACACGAAGCCGTGGGCAGGCTGGATCGAGGGGCTCGGCAGCGCGCCGCGACAGCCGCCGCCTGCTGCTGCACAAGCCGCCGCGCCGCGCACGGCAGCGGCACAGGCGGCGCCCGCTGGCCGTCTCGGCTTCGACGCCGCGCTCAGCACTGCCGCCGACACCATCATCACGGTCGGCGGCGCGTTCGCCGACATGGCGAAGGCCAACGGCCTTGCGGCCAACGAGCCCACGGTCGCTGCTGCTATCGTCGCCGCTACGGCCAGCGTGGCGTGCAGCTTCGTGATCGCGGCCAGCGACGGCAGGCTACGCCTTGGCGCAGAGCCGCCGCCGCCGCAGAGCGCCCGCGAGCGCTACGCGCAGGCCATTGCCACGGCCAAGACGCAGGGCGACGTGGCGCTGGTGATGATGGGCATCGGGGGCGACGCGGCGCTCGACGGCACGGAGAAGGCGTCGCTGGCCGACGCGGCCAAGGCGCGGCTCGGCGTGCTGGCGCTGCAGGACCAACTGCCAAGCAACTGACATGGCAGCGAAGCCGATCAGCCGCCGCGAGGCGCGAGCGCTACGCAAGCGCGTAGCGGAGTTGGAGAGCATCTTGGAACAGCAGCGCTATCGGTGGGCGGAAGAATATCCGGGCGGCACGCACATCGACGACGTGACCGTGGATGCCTCCGTATGGGCTACTGCACACACCGCCCGGCTGCTGCAACACGCCGTTGTAGTCATCCCACGCAGCAATAACGTACTGCGGCTGTTCGGCCTGCCGCTGGCCAAGCCATGACGCGCGCCATCCGCACGCCAAAGGCCAGCATCAGCCGCATCAGCAGCGGCTCGATAGCGTACCAATTTGGCGAACTGCTGGCAGAGGCAGCGGACGGCGCGGAGCTACAGGAAGTGGGCGCTGCTATTCAGCGCGATCGAGGCAAGCTGACCCGCGCAGACCGCAAGCGGCTGCGCGCCGCATACGCCAGCGCAGTCAAGCGGCTGGCGGCAAAGGAGGCAGAGGCATGAGCGACAAGTATTATATTCTCGACGACGCGGGCAATCCGGTGCCATGCGACGATCTACAGCAGTGGGCGCAATGGTATGAGACAGCGAACGCGAAGCGCATCGTTGCGCAAGACGATGTTGCTGATGGCGTGAAGGTCTCAACGGTGTTCTTAGGGCTCGACCACAACTACGGCGAAGGCCCGCCACTGCTCTACACGGCGACAGCCGCAGATGACGACGCCGAAGCGCAGGCGCAGGCCGACGCGCTGGCAGACGGCGAGGCCATGCGCGACGAGCAGGCCCGCGACGCGCAGCGACGGCTATGAAGCGCGGCGACGTGCGAGTGACGGTGGAGCGCCTGCGGGCGGGCCAGCCGCGTGCATACGCCGATAGCGTGTACGAAGCGATACTGCGCGTCGAGTGGGTGCCGTACTTCCTGAACCAGCCAGAGGAATGGGCACCGGCACAGTTCGAGGAATCGGTGATAAAGCGATACGTTCGTGCGTTGGTGCACGAGTTCTCAGACAAGCCGGAATTTCTAGAGCCGAGCCTGACCATGCTGAAGAAAGAGGCCACCGGGGTGTGGCATGCCATTGTGACGCAGCCGTATTGCGATTGAGCGGCAAAGGAGGCAAGCGAATGACGTACAAGGAACTGATCGAGGCCGTGCGGGCGAAGGTGGCCGCGCTCGGGCTGGAAGGCAAGCTGTATTGGTCGGTGAGCGTATCGTTCGACGCCTACACAAGCGGCAGTGGACCCGAACTACGGTGGAACGTCTACCGCGAGGATTTCGGGCACAGCAACGGCGCAACGCCCGAAGCCGCGCTTGCCGCCGCGTTCCCGCCCGCAGCGCCGCCGCTAGCAGAGGCGCTGGCCCAGGTGGACGCATGAGCCGCCGTCGCAAGAACATCGTGCCGCCCTTGTCATGCCCGCAGTGCGGCCAGCCTATCGTCGTGCTGCCGATGGGCCGCAGGTATGTGCGCGTCGATCCTGTCCCGATCCGCGTGTTTGTGCTAGGCAGCGCCGAGAGCGCGTATGCCTTGACAGGCTATGCCCGCCACGCCTGCGCGGGCGCGAAGCCGAAGGCGCGGCGGCGCAAGGCGGTGGCCGTGCCGATGGGCGAGGACCAGGGCGGCGGGCTGGCGCTGCCGGGGGTGGGCGGATGATATTGCGAAACAAGTTCAATCTGCCCGCCGCGCTCGTCACCGCCGTCGAGGCGAGCATACAGCCGCCCGGCGCGCTGGAGCGCATCCGCGTGACGGAGCTGATCGACGCGCCGCAGGTGCGCGTGCTCACGCGGGCGCATTGGGCCGAGATTGAGGAGGACGTGAGCGACCGTATTTTCGCGCTGTTTGGCTCCGCGTTGCACGAGGTCATGCGCCAGCACACGCACGCCAATACGCTCACGGAGGAGCAGCTTGAGATTCAGGTCGGCGGGTGGACCGTGACGGGGCATCCCGACGTGTATGAGGACGACGGCACGCTGAACGACTGGAAGGTCACGCCCGTGTGGCCCATCGTCTACGCCGAGCGCGACGGCGAAAAGGTGGAGTGGGTCAACCAACTCAACAGCTACGCGCACATGCTCCGCGAGCACAACTTCCCGGTAAAGCGCGGGCGCATTATCGCCTTCCTGCGCGATTGGTCGCGACCGCAGGCGCGCAAAGACCCCGCGTTCCCCCAGCACAACACCGCGACAGTCCCCGCGACGCTGTGGCCTGCTGAGCAGGCACAGCAGTACATTGCCGAGCGCGTGGCGCTGCACCAGGCAGCGGCGGCAGGCAGCGTGCCCGACTGCACACCCGCCGAGCGCTGGGAGAAGCCGACGACGCACGCGGTAGTTAAAGACGGCAACAAGCGAGCAGCGAGGGTATTGAGCACGCTGGCAGAAGCGAACGAATGGGCAGCGGCTAATATGCGCAATGCAAAGTGGCACATAGAGACCAGACCGGGGGAACAAACACGTTGCGTTCAATACTGTCGAGTATCGGCATGGTGTTCTCAATGGAAGGCGATGCAAGAACGGGAGGTGATGGCCGATGGCCCAGCGGAAACGCTTGCTGAGTGATCCGGCTTACGTGGCACATGCCACGCGGAGATTCTTTAGGAGCGTCGAGAAGAATGCCAATGGCTGTTGGGAATGGCGTGGCGAAATAAATAAGCAAAATGGCTATGGCCACTTCTATCTTGCTGGTCGCAAGATTGGCGCGCACCGTGCCGCATTCAGGCTATTGGTCGGCCCATTCGACGAGAGCCTGTTCGTGTGCCACCACTGCGACAACCCGCCGTGCGTGCGACCGGACCATCTGTTCCTCGGAACCCAAAAAGACAACCTCCAAGATGCAAGTCGCAAGGGAAGAACGAAGGGACCACACTTCATCGGCAGTTTGAATCATAGCGCCAAGCTATCGCAGGATGACGTGGACGAGATTCGCTTACGTCTGTCCAGCGGTGAAATGATGAAGGTGGTAGCCGCCGAACACGGCATATCACGAGTGACGGCACGCATGATTCTTTACAACAAGTCATGGAAGGACTTGGGGGCGCTCACAGTTCGCTTCGTGCCTGGGCGCAGGCCGCAGTGGCAGGCGCAGGCGGCAGCGGAGGCGCAGGCATGACCCGCGCTGTCTTCCTGCTGTGCCTGATGCTGGCAGGGTGCGGCAGCAAGGAACTGCCCGCCTGCGAGATACGCATCGAGGAGTGCGAATGCCGTTTCTGCGACGGAGCGATACGGCTTGAAGCGCCGCCGCAGACGAGCGCGCACTGTGTGCTGACTATACTGCCGGAGCGCACGCCATGACCCGCCGCGCTGCGGCACCGCCACGCCGCCGTACTGCCGCGCACTGCATGCACTGCAAGTGCCGCGCGCTGGACGGCATCGGGCAACTGCACCTGTGCGCCGCGCACTACTTCGAGGCGCAGTGGCAGGGCACGGGGTGGGTCCACGAGTACGTGTTTGCGCCGCCGCGCATGTGGCGCTTCGACTATGCCCGCCCCGACGCCAAGGTGGCGGTTGAGATCGAGGGCGGCACATGGGTGCGCGGGCGCCACGTCACTGGCGCGGGCTACTCACGCGATGCCGAGAAGTACAACGTTGCACAACTGAGAGGGTGGATCGTGATACGACTAACAAGCGATATGCTGCGGAGCGACGCCGCGCGTTGGTGCCAGTCCATCTCGGATGCCATTATGGTGCGCCGATGAGTGCCGGGATGATGGTATGGGTTATCATGGCGTGCGCAGGCATGGGCATGAGCGGCAGCGTCGCCCTCTACACAGGCAATCCGCTGTGGGCGTGCGCGACCGCGCTGTTCCTGCTCGCCAACGTCGGCGCGTTCAGTAGGCCGCGATGACTGACGGCGACGTAGAGTGGCGCACGCTGCCACACGTCACAGTGCAGCGCGAAGTGCGCGACCTGTGGGTGCAGGCGATGAACTTGTTGCGCAACCGCCTTGGCGTAGGCGGCAATCTCACGCCGAGTCCCACGGCTCTGTACGAACTCGCGGCGCTCACCATCTTGCAGTCCACCGACTTGCAAGTGCCTGAGCGATACCGCGACGACGTGCTGGCGGGCGTGGCGCGCTGCTGGTATCCGCGCGCTGTCGGCGGCGTGCTGCTCACCATCCCCGCAACGGGCCGGGCGCTCTTGGTGTGCGGCCAGTACGCCCCGCTGGAGCAGCATCACGTCATCCCGCGCAGCCACGGCGGCCACGAAGGGCCGCTGGCTTGGCTGTGCGTGCAGCACCATGCCAGCGTGACGCAGAATCGCGGCGGCAAGGGCTGGCGCTGGCTGGCTGCCGCGCTGGGCTTCGCAGAGCCGCCGCAGGAGCCACGCCATGCCTGACGACACCGAACCATCCTTCGAGCTGCTCAACGCCAGCACGCGCGCCTTCGCGGCCCTGGAACAGCAGGCCGAGCACCTGGCTGACGAGTGGCACCGCGCGATGGTCGAGGAGCTTGGCCCGGAGTTCGTTGAACTACCCAAGGGGTATCGTGAAGCCAGCATCGCCATCATGCGCCGACTACTTGCGCAAGGCGTCGTGCAGTTATGCGCCCTTCGCCGTGGAGAACGCCATGACCCAGCCTGACACCGACCGCCCGCTGCTGAGCCGCCCGCGCCTGCTTGACCTGTTCTGCGGTGCCGGTGGCGCGGCGCGCGGCTATCAGCTTGCGGGCTTCCACGTTACCGGCGTCGATAACAAGCCACAGCCGCATTACGTGGGCGACAAGTTCGTGCAGGCGGATGCCCTGGAGTTTTGCCGTGAGCATGCAGGCGAGTTCGATGCGATCCACGCCAGCCCGCCGTGCCAAGGCTACTCGATGGCCAAGAATAATGGCTCAGGGCGCACGCACGCCAAGCTGATCGAACCGACGCGCGACTTACTCATCGAATGCGGGAAGCCCTACGTGATCGAGAATGTGGAGCTGTCGCCGCTCCGTTCAACCGCCGTACGACTCTGCGGCGCGACGTTCGGCCTGGGCTACGACGGCTGGGACTTGCCGCGCCATCGCCTGTTTGAATGCTCGTTTGGCGTGCTCACCCCGCCCTGCCAGCACAAGCGCGGGCGCACCATCGGCATATACGGGGGGGGCACGAATGGATGGCACATGAAGAACTGGGGCCGTTGCTTCAAGATCGACGAGCTGCGGACAGCCATCGGGATTGACTGGATGACGCGCAAGGAACTCAACGAGGCGATTCCGCCCGCCTACACGCAGTTCATCGGCGCGCAGCTCATGCGCGTGGTGCACCCATGACGAAGGCCCTCACTATGAAAGAACGCGCTGAGCTTTGCTACATAGCTGCGCGCGTCCGCAACCATCGCCACCGTGAATCTCCCGAGGCGCGCAGCCCCCTCGTTGCGGCACGGCTCTATCGCAAGGGTTTCCTGGACCGCATGTATCAAGGAGAATGGGACCATCTGACCTGCAAACGGCGCTCGTATTGGGTTTACTGGCCTACGGCGGTAGGCTGGGCAGCAAGCGTGGCGGTACAGCCATGAGCACCGACCGCCCGCTCTCCAGCGAAGAACTGGCCATGCTCAGCGACGACGAGCGTGCGCAGCTTACGCCTATGAACCTTGGCGACATTGGGCAGGCACCGCAACGCCTGACTGCCGCGCTGAAGCGTCTCGCCCGCACGCGCCTCGCGTTGCGAGAGTGCGAGCAGCACAGCGCCATCGCGCAAGGGCTGTCGCAGGCCGAGGCGCCGGAGTCGAATGCGCAAGCCGTGGCGCGGGTGATCCGCGAGCGCAACGAGGCAGAGGCGAAGCTGGCGGCACTGGATCAACGCTTGGCGGGAACGGGCATCGTCCTGCATCGCGCTGAAACACGGATCGACGATTTGCTGTCAGAGCGCGCTGCTCAGCAGCGCCTTGTACAGGTTACAGAGGCGAAGCTGGCGCGGATAGTGGCGGCGTGGGAGGCGTATGAGGCCGCTAGTCTCGACGACGGAGACGTTGAGCACGAACTCCGCGACGCCATCGAGGCGGGGCGCGGGAAGGAGGAGTAAGCGATGAAGGCGCTGTTGTTCGTGTACGGAGCAGTTACCGGCGTATGCCTGATGACGGCGGCAGATTGGGCACTGAGCGGCGACTACCACCACGCGATCCGCAATGTGTTGATAGCCGCGCTGCAAGTAGCCTTAGCGATGCGAGCCGCATGACCGCCCCAGACTTCGACCCCACCACAGGGCTAACGCCAGAAGAAGCCGAGGCCCTGCGGCTCGACGCAGCGATGCGCGCCGCGACGGTTGCGTGCCTTGACTGCGCAGTTGACGAGTTTCGCGCCCACGCTGAGGATCACTACGCCGCCACCGTCCGCGCCCTCGGCCAATCCCGCCTGGAGTGCGAGCGGGTGCGGGCACGGCCAGCCGAGCCGATCCCGATGATTCTCTACTGCCCAAGCTGCGGCGTGCAGCACGTAGACCGGCCCGAGCCGGATAGCGGTTGGACAAACCCGCCGCACAAGAGCCATCTGTGCCACGCCTGCGGAGTCGTGTGGCGACCGGCGAGCGTGCCGACGAACGGCGTCACCGTCCACGAGATTGAACCCGGCGAGAAGGATACTTGGAACGGGTTTACGGTGCGCTACGAGATCGAAGCGTTGCGCGGCGCGGCAGAGCAAGTGCGGGAGCAGGCAGGCGCGGAACGCCACCGGCTCGCCACCGCCCTCGCCGCCGAGCAGCAGGCGCGGCAGGCAGCGGAGGCCATTGCGGTTGCGGTGCTCGTGGCCGGTAAGCGCGTGCGATACGCGCACGGCAACGCAAGCGGCCAATCACTGCTCGACATACTGGCACAGTGGGATGAGGTAGTACGTGACACGAAAAGCGCTGCCGACGCTTTCACCGCCCGCATCCGCACAGAGGCGACGGCAGCGGAGCGGGAGGCTTGCTGTGCGGCGCTGTGCATCGGCTGCCGCGAGAAGTGGGCACTCGGACGCAGCAATCCGCATAACGACTGGATACACGACACGCCGAAGGGCGAGCGGATATTTTGCCAAGCCGCCGCGATTCGGGGGAAGTGAGGGAGGGGGATGGCTGACGAACTAATCGACACTTTACGAGCGTCCGTTGCCCAACGCGGCAAGCGTGGGAAGCAAAAGGCCGAGCCGCTGCCGTCTTGGGACGGCCTCAACATTCAGCTCGCTGACGCGAGAGAGCAGATTGCCACCCTCCGCGCGCAGCTTGCCGCCGCACAGCGGTGCAGTACGTGCTGCGGCGACCCGGAGTCGCACGTCAGCGGCTTGCTGTGCATCTGCGGCAACGGCACGCGCGATGGTGAAGTGGACGGGCTACGCAAGGGGTATGCCGAGTTAAGCCGGAGGCTTGCCGAGGCGGAACGCGAGCGCAAGTCACTGATTGAAGACCTGAACGTGTTTATGCGCGGCGAACTCTCGGACGCGCAGTCCAATATGTACAACTGGCTGCACGACACGGACGACGATGAAACGCGCACGCTCGATGGCCGACAGATAGACATCCTGCTGGAGACGTTCACGCAGTGCAAAGGCTTGCAGCAGCGCCTTGCCGAGCGCGAGCAGCAGATTGTGGTGCTCGTGAGCGCGGGCGACACGCTGGAGGAGTTCCTACCGCTGTACCGCAAGCAGCCTGACGAGGCCACTGCTGCTACGGCGCGGGACGCATGGCGCTCAGCGGTCAAGGCCGCGATAGGAGGGGGCGGATGAGCCAACGCGCCCTGCAAACTATGCTGATTGCCATCTATGCGGCGTGGGCGTGCGGCGTTCGCTGCCAGCTTGGTCCGTGGTGGCTTGCGCTGGCGTGGGCGCTTATCGCAGGCGTCAGCGTGCGCAAGGCCGCGACAGGAGGTGGTGAATGAAGGAAGTCGTTAAGTGGATTGTCGGCCCTATACAGTTATTCGCAGTGTTCGCGCTGATGGCCGTAATGATCTACGGCCTTGGAACAATCGCGTGCGTGCTCCTTGAAGAAAACTGCACAGCGCCAGACCGAATGATGGGCGGCATATTGACCATCATGGTTCCTTTTGGCGCTTTCGCGTTCGTGGTGCTTGGCCGCATTGCGCTCGGCCTCGCGATAGGTGAATCATGACCGCCCGCCTCCTCCTCGCCATGCTCGCGTGCGTGGCGCTGGCAGGCTGCGCGGCTCGCACGCCACCGCCGCACTGCCAGCGCGTCTGCCCGGCCAACGCGCGGCTCTTGCCGGTCAGCAGCGTGCTTGCGGATTGCTGCACGGATGCCCACGGCCATACGTGGTCGGCGTGCGCGTGGAATCGCGTGTTGATGAAGGTGGGTGAGCCGTGATGAGCCGCGCTGGTCTGCTGCTCCTGCTCACGCTCGCGGCGCTGATAGGGTGCCAACACGAACGGCCAAAAGACTACTGCGCGCCGATGCTCGGCTGCGAACGCGAAGGCACATGCGAAGCGCAGCGTCAGCGGTGCGAAGAGGCGATAGCGCCGTGCCTGGCTAAGTTCTGGAGACGCCGATGACCCGCCCCGCACAGCCGCCGCGCCGGGGGCTTGCCGACGGTCTGCTCTGCGACGCCTGCTTGAGCGACCAACACAAGCTCTGCACGAGCGGCAACGCCTGCTACTGCGTTGACTGCTACGTGGCGCGGCATCAACTGCCGAGCGCGTGGCGAATCGCTAGGGACGCCGGGCGGCGATACTTCGCGCCGCTGCGAGCAATCGTCCGCGCCGTCCAGCGCAGGGGATGGAGGGGAAATGGGTGAGCGGCTTAAACCACCGGGCCTGAACCCCGGAGACCCGCAAGGGTCCGCACGTTCGAATCGTGCTTTCCCCGCTTTACTGTTGCCTGTACGAACGCCGCCGCGCCGGGGGCGGACGCGCAAGACGCTCGGGCAAGTGGCCTACGAAGCCTGCGATACCGGGAGTGCGTTGTCTTGGTCGGTGCTATTCAGTGACACGCAGCGAGAATGGGAACGCATCGCCAGCTCCGTCGAGCGCGCCGTCAGGAGGAGGATGAAGGTATGAAGCACTACGCTCTCGGTGCTGCATTTGCTGCATACCTTCTATGTGTAATAGCGGCAGGCTACCGCCAAGACGGCCTATTTGCTATTGCCGCCGCGCTCTTTCTGTACGTTGGGCTATCAGCGGAGCGCAAGCGATGACCACCCGCCGCCGCCCCGGCCCGCGTGCTGAGACAGCCGCACAGCGATACAGGCGCGTTGAGGCGTTGGCGCGGGTGCTGCACGAGGAAGTCTACCACAAATCGTGGAACGACCGTCGTGGAGGCCTTGATCTTCAGCCGCTGCGCAGAAAATTTTGCCTGCGGCTAGCCGACGTAGCGGTTCGCTGGCTTGAGGCAGGAGGGAAAACATGAACGATCATGGCATGCCCGGTCCCGGTGGCAGCCTCGGTGAGTGCGCCCTGTGCGGCGGCAACTTCCTCGCTGAAGTGCTCCTCGGCAAGCGGGTTAAGTCCTTCACCATTTCACAATCGGCGCAGACGTTCCACGCGCACGACAAATGCATCAAGGCATTGCCGCCCGGTCAGTGGGACTACACCGCACTGCCCGATGGCCCGCTACGCAAGGCATTCGAGAAGGCAAACGCGGAGCAGCAGCCATGATGAAGCCCAAGCGCACGCCCCGCCCGCGCACGCCGAAGCGGGGCACAGGGAAGGCGGTGTGGGTGACGCGCCACATGCCGCCTGTCTGGCGCATGACCGTGCTTTGGGCGCTCAAGCCGACGTTGGGAAGGGATGGACTGTACAGGGGGCGAGGCCCTCGCGGCGCCGCTCAACTGTCCTTCACATCCAGGAGCTTGCACGCAATGACCGGCCTCACGCTCAAGCCCGGCGAGTGTCGCAGAGTGCGGTTCGGGTGGGAAGAGGTGAAATGAGCGACGTGAACGAGTTTGCGATGGACGAAGGCGCGCGGCAGGCGAATCTGGAGTCGGAGCAGCGCGCCCTACACGCCACCGTCGAGCGCCAAGCGCAGGAGATAACGCGGCTGCGGGCGCTGGCAACGCCGCTGTGCGTCGGCAAGGCAATCATCCAGCACCTCGCTGCGGATGGCGCGTGGCAAGCCGAGGATGGGCGTGCGCTAGTTGCCGCTGACGAGCTATTCCACGCCGACCCCTACGAGCGCATTGCCGCCCTCGAAACGGCGCTGGCGTTCTATGCGGATGCGGAGCGCTGGCTATTCGGTGCATCGCAGATTCTGCGCGACGGCGGCGAGCGTGCCCGTGCGGCGCTGCGGGGGGAGCCTACGGGGACGTAGGCGTGTTGCTGGGCGTGCGCGTTGGCGTGTTCGTGGGGGTGCGGGTCGGCGTCGGCGTGAACGTGACGCAGTTCACATCCTCAGCAATATTGCACGAGGCGTTGAGCACCACTGAGCATATCCCACAGTTCGTGCCAAATGCTGGGGCCGCGCAGCCCAGCAAGCACTGACAACACGCACCCGTAGGCAGCGGCGTAGGCGAGATCGTCGGCGTGCGCGTCCATGTCGGCGTGCGGGTCCGCGTCGAGGTCCGTGTGGGCGTCGTTGAAGGCGATGGCGTCGGCGTTGCCGTGGTCGTTGCTGTAGGCGTGCGTAGCAAGCCCGCCACGTCGGCGTCGCTCAACTGCCGCCCGTTCCACCAGGCCGCGCAGTCGATGTGCCCGAAGTAGCCCGCAGGCGTCGTGTTCGGCCAGCCCGCGATGTTGCCGTTGCCGAAGGTCCAGGTGCCCGGCGTCGGCGCGACGAAGAAGTGGTAGGGCGCCGTGTCGATCAGCCGCCCGTCCAGGTACGTCTTCTGCCCGGCCGGTCCGAGTGAGGCGACCATCAGGTGCTCAATGCCGTCCGACACCACCGGCACGTTGCCCATGTCAGGGAAGAACGGCGTAGCAGGCGGCACAAGCGAGAACTGCCCGCTGCCGTAAGTGATGCCCCACCACAGCGTACCGGCAGGCGAGACGTGCAGGAGCGCCGCCGAGACGTTCTGCCAGTACGGCGGCGGTCCGAAGGCGGCGAAGGTGCCCGTAGTACCGCGTGCGCCAACCAGCACTGTCATCGTCTGCGGCGCCGTGTAGGTCACGGCGGTTGTCACCGCGCCGTTGCCGTTCAGATCCACGCCCTCGCCGGTCAGAATGTACTGGCCCGTGTACGTGCCGGGGTTGGAGTCGATGAGGTCGGCGGCCTGGACTGCCACGGTAGGCGTCGGCGTGCCGGGTGTAGGCGTGCCGCGCGTTGGGGTCAGCACGGCTGTCTCCGCGAACTGCCACATGGACGTGGGATTCTGCGCCTCAATGACCGCCCGCGAGGCACCGCCGCACGGCGGCAGCGTGGGCGTTACGCACACTAAATGCGGCGTCGGCGTTGGCGTGAACGTGGCGCACACAGAGCCGCCTTCGCCCGCATAGCAGCCTGCATTGAACACGGGCGTCGCGGGCGCGATGCAGTACGAGCCGACCGCACAGACGGGCAGGCCACCAGGCCCATGCCCTTGGCAGCAGGCAGTGTCGGGCAGCGGCGTGGGAATCACCGTAGGCGACGGGGTGCTGCAAAGCCCTGTGTCCCCATCACAGACAGCACCGTACACAGTGACGAATGGGGCGCAGTCGTAGACGCCCGGCGTTGTCGTCGGCGGCGGGGCAACGCAGACCGGAACCGTGACGAATAACCCTTGGCAGCAGTCGGCGGCGTTGAGTGTCGGCGTGACGGTTGGCGTCTCAGTAATGGTCGCTGTGGGGGACACAGTCGGGGTAAGCGTGAAGGTCATGCACACTGAGCCGCCACCACCCGCGTAACACCCTGCGTCAAAGACGGGTGTAGCGGGCGGAATGCAATACGATCCTATTGAGCAGACAGGCAGGCCGCCACCGCCATGCGCTTGGCAGCAAGCCGTTTCTGGTAGAGCGGTTGGCGTTGGGGTCCGCGTGGGTGTTGCGGTATTTCCTGTGGGCGTCGGCGTGAACGTGTGGCAGACCAGGCCGCCGCTGTCCGACTCGCAGGCCGCGTCAGGCACAGGCGTGCACTGCGGATTGCAAGTGATGCCTTCGGCGCAGATCGGCCCGTCAGGCGGCGTGCCGCTGTAGCACTGGCAGCACCACTCAGCGGGGATCGGCGTGAAGGTGGGCGTCCGCGTCGGCGTACTCGTGCGCGTGTTCGTAGGCGTGTTGGTCGGTGTATCTGTCGGCGTGTTCGTGGGCGTGTCTTCCTGCGCCAGCGCCGTGTTGGCGCAGCAGGCGAGCAGCAGCGCTAGCAGCAAGCGGCGCATTTAAGGCACCTCCACACAAATACCGTTGGGCACGGGCGTGCAGCCGGGCGTTGGGCAGGTGCCACCGAACATCTCACAGCTACTGCCAGGCGTCGGGCAGTGGCAGCAGCCATGCGGCGTGGGCGTTGGCGTGCATGGCGCCCCGACGCACAGACCTTCGACGCATACCTGACAGGCCGCGCAATCTGGCGGACACGTCGGCGTAGGCGTCGGCGTCTCCGTAATCGTTGGCGTCGCTGTCTGCGTAGGCGTCGAGGACGGCGTGCCAGGCGGCAGCGTCGGCGTCGGCGTGTCTGTGCTGTGCGCCGCTATCGCGTGAAACAGCAGTTCGATGGCCGCGCCCACCGCGCCCGGCGTCGGAACAGTCAGCGAGTAGGGAATGGGCTGCGATGCCTGCGGCTCCATGTCGAATAGCACGGCGTCCACACCATGCGCGGTGCTCTGACTGTCGGGCCACTCGGAACCTACCGCCCAATTCTGGTTGTCGCTCGAAGTGCCATCGGTCGGGCTTCGGAAAGCAAAGCCATCCCCGGTGCAGACATCGCCAGTTGTCGGGGTGAGCAACTGCACGTCGCTCAGCGCCGACTTGATGCCAAGAATGCGCAGGTAGTACGGGGCGAGATCGGTGCCGCTGCAGCCAGGGAAGCACGAACCAAAGGCGACGTGCTTGTGGCCGATGCCGCCGCTCACGCACTTCCAGTAGCAGTCGTCGCCTTGCTCCTGACAGGGCCAGTCGGGTAGCGCGGGCACCTTGACCGAGCAATCGCTTGCGCCGCATACGTCACCCGGACAGGGCGGTGCCGCAGGGCCGATGTACGGGCGTTCTGGGTAGATCGCCGGGCCAGGCCACGGGCGCCACCAGAAGTCTCCGTAGAAGCAGTCGGAAGGACTCAGTAGGTAGGGATCGCAGTCGGTGGGCGCTGGATACGAGCCCCACCGCACATTCGAGCCGCACGCATCGCCGTCAGTGGGAACGCAATCGCTCGTGGAGCCCAACACCACGCCGTAGAGCGTCACTTGGTCCGATGTGGGGCAGCTCACGGTAATCGTATCAGCGCCCGTCAATGCGGCGCTCACGCGCGCCCGACGCACGGCTAGAACAGCGGTCAGTTGGTTGGGCGTTGGGGCGCCGATAGGTGATGTGCTGTAGGCGTAGGCGTAGAAGCCTGACTTTGTATCAGAGACTGTGCAGGTCGCGGCGTGCGCGACGATGCCCAGCACCATCGCCTGCGCGGTGCTGACAACGGGCGCAGGAAAGCTGGTCGAGATCACCGGGCCAAAGCGTGAGATTTCCTGGATAGGCGCACACGTCGGAGTCGGGGTGCGCGTGACAATGGGCGTGTTCGTCGGCGTCCGTGTCGGGGTGTTCGTTGACGTATTTGTCGCCGTGCTCGTTGGGGTGTTTGTAGCGGTGCTTGTCGGTGTACTCGTTGGGGAGTTCGTCGGCGTATTGGTTGCGGTGCGCGTCGGTGTGCTGGTCGGGGTATCGGTGGGGGTATCCGTAGGCGTATTCGACGGCGTGAAGGTCGTGCCGGGCAGTGGAGTGTTCGTCGGGGTAAACGTCAGTGTGATCGTCGGTGAATTGGTGGGCGTTCGTGTCGGTGTGTTCGTCGGGGTATCGGTGGGGGTATCCGTAGGCGTCACGGTAGGCGTCGCAGTGGGCGTCGGCGTATCCGCAACAAGCGCGCAGTTGAGCGCGGCGTAGATGTTGCCGGTTGTGCCCGTGCCTGGTGCGCCGACTTGAATCTGCAGACAGCCGCCTGCCGCCGCAGGCACCGACACGTCACCGAACACGCAGTTTTCCTTCGCCGTCGTGTTGCCAGTGAGCGTGCATTGGGTGCCGATGTTCGTGAGCGTCGCGCCGCCGCAGTTGCCCGACGCGCTGAGCCCAGCGGCCGAGTAGTTCAGCGATATCGGCCACGTCTTGCCGTTGTTCCCCGACGAGCCGACGTTGAGCGTGAGCGCGCCAGAGCACGTCGTCAGCGCCCGGTTGCCGATGAGAAAGAAGTTCCCCGCGTTGGTCGCGCTCGTTCCCAGCGCATCGCCGCCGTAGAGCACGGCATTCCCGACAGCCGCGTTGCCGATGAAGATTGCGCCGCCGCCGTTGAACGGACTGCCGCTGCTCGTGGACAGTTCGAGATCGAATTGCAGCGTGCCGGTGGACGTGGGACTGCCAGACGGCACCAACGTGTAGCCGTAGCAGCCGTTTACCGGAATGCCGACGTGCCCAGCGCCGTCGTCGATGCTGACGTTGTGGAACGAGCAGCCCAGAACGCTCGTGCCAGTGATCGCGCTCTCGCACAGGCTGGCTGTGGTGACGTAGGTGAGATCGCCGCACGCCTGGTCAGCGACCAGCGCCGCCGTCGAGTAGCGCAGGCGCAGCGTCCATGACTTCGCAGAGCCCGGCGCGGCATTGAGCTGCACGCCGCCCGTAGCGGTCAGGTAATTCTGCTTCGCGACCACCAGCGTCTGCTCGGCTACGCTGCTCGTGGACTGGCTCGTGTTCTGCCCAATGTATTGCTGCAGCGTCGAGCCGCTGGACACCTCGCCCGACAGCACGCTGGGCGCGTCGCCGTTCGCGTCTACGCAGGTCATCGACCAGCCGAATTGCGAGTCGCTGGCGGGCGTGCCGTTGCCGAGCGCCTTACCTTGAATACAGGCGTCGGCGGGAATGGTAATGTCGAGGTCAAAACGCTTGGACTTGTTCGTGTCCGCGATAGAGCCGAGCAGCGTGCAGGACAGGTTGCCCACGTCGCTGGCGCAGCTCGTGGACGTGCCGGGCGCGTGCGAGCACATATAGTAGTCCCACGACTTGCCCGCGCCGGGTGCCGTGTTGATGTTGATCGCCCCCGAACAGTGCGTCCACGCGGTCGTGGTGCGCGCCTGCGTGTTGGAGTTCGTCTGCGTCGTGCTGACGCCGCGCATAAAGTAGTGCGTCGAGGCACTGCCGCCGCCGCCGCCGTAGTAGTAGCCGCCGCCCGCCTCCGGGTCAGACGCCCACGCAGGGCGGCAGCCCCAGGCAGCAAGCGCAGCAATGGCGCCAAGCAGCGCGGCAGCAAGGATGGCAAGGCGCGCGGTCATGCGTATGTCCTCCAGGCGTTCATGACTGCACCGTCAGGCGCCGCGCCGTGCGCGCCGAGGCAAACTCTTTGCCTGCCGCCCGCCATGCAGGCAGGCGCGAGGCGAATATCTGCTCTGCTCTGCTGTCGCGGAAGCGCACCATGTAGCCGTTTGGTGTCATAGTGAATGGTGCTGTGAGCTTGCCCATGTGGTCGAAGGCCACGCCTTTCGGCGGTGAGTTGCTGAAGAACGCGGGCGTGACGAAGTTGCTGACGCTAACCTGCTCCGCATCAGTGCCGATGGCATAGCTGTCGCCTTCGACGGGATCACCGACTTCCAGCGCGTAGCTGTATCCGTCGCTTGGATTGTCGGCCCACAGATTCACGTCGGGGTCGATGAACCATTCCATGCACTCATGACTCAGTACGGCAGACACAGACAGCTCGCCCGTGAGCAGCGTGCCGCCCGCTTCCATTACGGGTCGCACAAACACGCGGCCATAGGGGCGGCCGTCAGGCGACAGGCTATGGTAGCCAAGCGCGTTGGCTTGGTCAGGATCGTCGAGTAGCGCCAGCAGCGTTTCATGCGGGCTGGCCACTTGTATGTCTGAAGCGTACACCACATCCTCTGGCACGCGGCCCCATGCGGGCGCAAGATGCGCGCGAAGCTGCTCGGCGCAGGCGGCGACCATCAGACGCACCAGTGGCTCGTAACTGTCGAGCATTAATGCGTGGTTGCGCACGGTAATCATAGCACCAGCGCCCCGAAGATGATGCCCAGCAGTACGCCGAGCGTTGAGCCAGCTTCCGCACCGCCTTGGCAAACCACGCAGCCCGGCTTAACGGTCGGCATGATCGGCGTCGGGATCGGCATAGGCTGCACCGGCTCAATGGCCGCCATGCGCGGCGGTGCATCGGGCGCACAGTAGCTCCACGCTGCGTTGCCCGTAGCGGCGCAGTAGATCGCGCCGTCAGGTCGCCGTGTGCCGAGCGCACAGCCAGCGCACAGCAGGTAAGCAATGAGTAGTGCGCGCATCAGTGGCGGCGCGGCGCAGCGAGCGGCTGGCCTGATTGCAGGCACGCGCTCACGTCGCATCCAGCGGTAGTGGCACAGTCCACGATGCGCTGGCCGCAGGCGGCGATCTGGTCCGTGCAGGGCTTGCTGCTGTTGACGAGGCCGCAGCCGCTGAGCGCAGCGGCGATGCCGATGGTGATGAATAGACGTATCATGAGTGTCCTCCTTCGCGTAACCGTTTCAGTTCCTCGACCTTGACCATGAACTCGCGCCGCCAAATCTCGCCGTTGATCTGGTGCTCGCGCAGCGCATCCGCGTGCTGCTGATCCACGACGCGCAGCGCCTCGATGGCGTGACGCAATTCGTTGTTCGACTGTCGGATGTCGGCCCAGATTTGCTTGTCGTCCTTGACGTGCGCCTCGACCGTCTCTTTCAATTCGGGCAGTTGCTGCATGGACTGGAGCAGCCGCCGCCCCCAACTTCCGGCGTGCCTGAGTACCGCCCACAGCAAGATGCCTTGCCCGACCAGCGTGCTGAGCGACAATTCGCGGCTGAGCGTGAAGCCGAAGGGCAGCGGAATTGGCGGGCCATCGGCAGCAACAGCAGCACTGGCGCAGATCATGGCTGCGATGCACAGGAGCTTCAGGAGTTGGCGGACTCGCATACATAAGCCTGCTATCGCTTCTTGCGCGCCTGCGATTCGCGTTCCGCCGCGCGGCCCTGCACCTTGCCTTCAGCCAAGCTGCTCTCGGCCGTTGCCTGGACTAGAGCGTCTTTCATATGGTTCGTGGCCTTCTCCACCTTGTCCACTTGCTCAGCGATGATGCTTTGGCGGCGCAGCGTGATGATGGCCGCCACGACCGCCGTAATCAGTGCGGGCAGGCCGCCGATGAAAGCGACGAGTACTACAGTCATGTTGAGCGCTGGCTGCTCCATGCACGGGTCAGCCGCGATGCGCTCCGATCATGATGTGCGGGATAGGGCCAAGGAACAGCATCACCAGCCACAAGATGACGGCCACGATGACCACCACGTTGATGATCTTGAGAATGTTGCCGTCGAGCTTGATGGCGGGCGCTGCGTAGTTCAGCAGTCCTAGCAGTACACCGATAACGATGAGGATGAGCACCAGTTGCAGTAGGTCCATGTTTACTTCCCTCCTTCCTTTGTAGTGATCGGCGGCGCCACGGCATCGGGTGCTCCGGCGCGCGTGCCAAGATTCAGCACCGTCACTTCTTTTTCGGCATCGGTGAGCTTCGCCGCCGAGACGCTCAGCGGGCGCTGGCCAGCAGGGATGAGATGCGCGAGCGCCATAACGATTGCACCGTACCGCCACTCGCTGATGGGGATGATACCGGAGAACACAAGCGCCCCGGCCATCGAGATGAGTGTCTTGACAGAGGCGGTGAAGAACGCCTCGTCAGTCCAGAATCGCTTGAGCCATGTCACCATACCCCACCCCCTTCAGTGCGTTGTCGCCTCTTGCGCTTCTTGCGCGGTATCTGCCTTCAGTGCTTGCAGCAACTGCGTGCGCTGCGCAATGGGCATCTGCCTCACCAGCCGCCGCGAGATGATCGGCCGCAACTGCCGCCGCTCCTCTGCGGTGCCTGCATTCCATACGGCCACCAAGTCGGGCACGGACAGGTAGTGCGCCCGCCGTACCAAGTCTGTCTCTCGGCTTTCCTTGCGCAAGCGTTGCGCCTGCGTTGGCGTTAGCTCTCCAGCCTTCACCCGCGCGTCAAGATCGCCGCTTGCCCCTTGGCGTAGTTCATCGCGTATCTGCGCCCGCGAGCGGGCCGACTCGCGTTCTGCTGGCGTCATGTCGCCCATGTGCCTGCCTGCGGCCTTGGCTGCAAGCTGTTCTGCGTCGCTCCGGTACTTGTATTCGGTTACGCCGAGTCCTTGCAGCATGGATTCCCAGAGCTTGCGCTGGCGCTTGTCGATAAGCGACTCAAACGGAATGGGCACTGGCATCAGATCACGCAGTTGGTCGCCTAGATCGCGCGTGCGCCCGAAGGCATCGCGTCCCGTCAGGGCTTCCAGCGCGGGGCGTACCACAACGGGGTTCAAGCGGAAGTAGGCGAAGCTGCGCGGATCGGTGAGCAGATGCACGATGTCGCCTTGGATGGTGCGCAGCGTGTACTCACGCCCGTTGTGGACAACGGAGAAAGGCCGGTTCCAATGGTAGTCGTCGTCGAGCACCTTGTTCAGTACGCGCGCCGCGAAGTACATGCCCGCTGCGCCGCGAATGAGCGCCGCTGCCTGCTCTCTGCCGTAGGGCTTCAGGGCCTGCCCAACGAACCGCCCGCGTGCTTCGAGGAAGTCGGGCGCGAACGCAATCAGCCGGAAGATGTCCTGCGTCGTTGGGTGCCGCGCCAGCATCTTGTAGTTCAGTTCACCGAAGGCGGCGTTGACTTGGTTGGCGGTCAGTTCAAGGTGCTGATCGTGGGTGAGGTTTGGATAGCGTTCCGCGTTGCGCTTCAGAGCTTCTTCGCCAAGCGTCACCTTCAGGCGCGGGATGTAGTCCTGAAACAGCCACTCGCCCATGCGCTGATGGATCGGGCCGATGAGCGGCACCCGCTTCAGGCCAGTGGCGTGCAGCCCCTCCGCAAAGGCTTCCATGCCGTCGTAGGCAGCTACCTGCAATCCGTGTTCAATCAGCCCGCGATGTATGGGGTTCTCGATGTCCACTGGCAGCGTGTTGAATGGATTGACCTTGTGCATGGTCGCGTGTTCGGCCAGTTGGCCTGGATGGAACAGTGACAGCGCCAAGCGGAAGTCCTTGAACAGCATCGACGGCGCGAGCAGCGCGCGGCCAAGCGGGTGACGCCGAAGAGCCGACGATTGCAGCGCATTGCGCAGATGCCGCCAATGCTTCGGATGCACCAGCAGATCGCCCTTCACGAATATCGGGTTGCCCGCTTCGTCCTGCGTGGCCCACGTCCACTTGCGCAGCGCGGGATGGTTGATCGGCAGGTAGTCGCCGTACTTCTCATAGTCGCGTGGTCCGACGCCGCGAATCATGTAGGCGTCCGGGCTTGCGCCCTCGACGGGGTGCCCGCTGCCCGATGGCACGACAACAGGGCGGCCGTCAGCCGCCTTCGCATCGCTCAGCGCCTTGACGAATCCGCGTGCAGCCAGCGCCCGGTTGAATGCCTGATCGTAGGACGCAACGAGGTAGCCCACGTCCTTGTCGGTCGGCGTGTATCCCGCCTGCTCGCCCTCGAAGTACGAATCGAACAGTCGCTTCTTGATGAAGTCTGGATTCGGCTTCAGGTCGCCACGGTGCGATACGTCGGTCACGAGCCGCTGCGTGAACGGGTTAGGCTTCTGCCACGACTGCCGCACGTAATTCTCAACGCCCTCATCCAGCAGCCCGGCGTTGATAGCCTGTTCCAGCCGCCGCTCGTGGTAGCGGCGCACCTTGTCGGCAAGGGCGCGCTCGTCCGCAGTCAACTGCGTGGCGAGTTCGTATCCGAGCTTGGTGGTGCCGCGCGAGGCCGCTGCGCGCTGTTGCAACACAGCCGGATCGCCCGCCGCTTGGATGTAGTTGGTCATTGCCTCACGGCGCATCTTGTCGGGCACCGCACGGCGCATCTCAGCCGCAAAGTCCCGTAGGCGGATATTGTTGAACTGCAACGCTCCTTGCCACTTGCCGAGTAAGTCCTTGAAGTCGGTCCACGGCGGGTAGCGGGTCAGCATGTCGTGCAGTGCAGCCGTGCCCGCCTGCACCTGTCCCAGCTTCTGGCCCACGGTGTCGCGTGCGTCAGACATGCGCGCCGCTGTGCGCGAGGCCAGCGACAGCCGTTGCGGTACCGACGTGGGCTTCTGGCGCTTCAGCGTGGTGGCAAGGTCTTCGAGCGGGTCGCCTGTTTCCGTCGCTGCGCGTTGCTCACGGGCGATGCGTAGCGCCTTCTCGGCTTCGGTTTCCGCGAATGGCGTGATAGCGCCACGCTCTGATGAAAGTCGGCCACTGGCTTGCGGCGCTGCCTCAGCTTCCGATGCGCCGACTCGCTCCAGCGTGCCGCCACTAGGCAACTTGGCCCGAACACCTGCCGAAATTACCTTCCCAGCAAGTGCGCCGATGCCTAGTTGCGCAGCTACGTCCGCGAGTGCGCCCGCAACAGGAGAGCCCGTGACTTCCTGTGTCACATCTCCGACCTTTTCACCCGCACGCGCAGGTAGGTCCAGCACGGTATCGGCTGCACCAGCGTAACGCTTCCCCGCCTCCGTGAGCGGGTTGTAAACGGTCAGCGGTTGCGCGGCGCCCTGTACGCCTTCGATGGTCTTTACCATCTCAGTTGGACTGCCGGTGGTGGCGAGTTTACCAAGACCAGCAAGCCCCGCTGCTGATTGCGCGATAGGATTGACGAACAATTCACCAGCGACATGCGCTGCCGCTTCGCCTACACCAACAGCTTCCTTGGCAATGTGGCCGATAGGCTCCCAGCCGTACTTCTTGGCAAGCTGTGCAAGGCCGCTATCTTCCTGCGGCGCAACATCCGTCTTCGGGTGCAGCGGGCCAGCAATGGCAAGCGGCGGCCCTGAGTCCGTTGTTTCCAGACTGCCTATGACTTCGAGTGGCGGCATCTACTTCACGCGCGTCAATCCCAACTCTGCAATCTCCTGTGGCGTCGGTCCCTGGCCCGGTCGGGCACGGAACACCGTCTTCCCGTCTGTGTAAATCTCATCGTCGGCGTTCAGCTTCACGCCTGGGTTCAGCACCGTTTTCGGCAACTGCCCCGTGGGTGTTGGTGCCATTTGCGGTGGCGCTGCTGCTGGCGGTGCTCCCGCAACAGGTGCGGCGGGTGGCATCTGCGGCGCTGGTGTCGCAGCAGGCGTAGCCGTAGGCCCTGCCGGGCTGAGTGCCGACATGACCTTGCCTGCGAGTCCGCTAAGGATGCCCGTATTCTTCGCTGGCGGTTCTGGAAGCGCGGGCCACGGGCGTGCAGGCGAGGGCTTGCCAGTCAGCGTCGATTCTTCGGCATCTAGCCGCTCGATCTCCTGACGGTTGATGGCGTCCAGTGCGGGGTCGCCCTTCAGGTTCTTCAGCAGTTGCGTGCGTGCCGAGCGCAGGTTGCGCAGGTTGATGGCCTTCTCGTCGCGGGCGTGCGTCGGGTTCTTCGGGTGCGGCGGCCCGACAAGCTGCTTCGAGGTCTTGTCGAACAGCGCCCAGCCCGGATGCTCTGCGCCTTCGGGCGTCGTGTACGGCGCGTCTACGACGGACAACTGCGCAGGCTGGTGCTTGTTCTTGAAGTCCCACTCCATCACGTCGGCGGTGAGCTTGTTGACCGTCTTCGGGTCCATGCCCGCCAAGTCGTCTTCGCTGACGCCGAACACCTTGGAGAGCAGCGGCACGTTCAGCTTCTTCTCGCGCTGCGCCATGACGTGATCGACGTAGGCTTTCGGGTCGGCGGACGCGAGCAGGCGGTCTTCTTCGGGCAGCGCCTCCAGCGACTTCGCCCACTTCGCCTTGTCGGCCATGTCCGCTTCGAGCTTCTGCCGCTGCAGCTGCGAGAACGCGAGGCGGTCCTTGTAGTACAGGTCACGCTGCGTCGGCTGCGCGGACTGATAGCCCGCCATCGCGCCGAGCATGCCGCGCCCCACTGCCTGCCCGGCACTGCTGCCTGACGGCGCGGCGAGTGCACTGCCCACGCCAACGACGGCGGCGGGCACCAAGCCCGGCACGAGCCCAGCGACGAGCTGCTGAAGGAGTCCCGGCCCCTGCGGTGTGGTGTCGTCGGCCATGTTACGCGCCGCCTCCGTACATTCGGAGCACGCTGGCAAGCCGCTGCTGCGGCGACTGCTGCGCCATCTGCCCCGGCTGGATGATGCTGCTCTGCGGCTGGCCGATCTGCTGGAACTGCTGCTGCGCCAGTTGGCGAATCGCGCCCAAGTCGAGGCCCATTAGCGGGTGGTTGATGGTCGTGCCGCCCGTGCTTCCACTTGTTGAGCCGCCGCCTGAACCGAAGCTGGACATCACTGCCTCCCTGACCCGAACACGGCAGCGAGCCGTTGCGCGGGCGTCAGCACAGCGCCACCGCCACCGAACTGCGGCGGTGCAACCGGCGCGGGCTTGCTCATCTGCGGCGCCGGGGCGAGCGGGCCACCCTTCAGTTCGTCGCGGAGCTGCTTGTACGCATTGGCGCTGCCGCTGAGTGTCTTGACGGGGTTATCCTTGGCGTACTGGCCTGCTTGCTTGGCAAGGTTCACGGCACCGCTGCCGATGCTGCTGAGCAGGCCAGGTGCCTGCGCTGCACCGCCGAACGTAGCCGCAGCACCAGGAGCAGATACCAAGCCGCCGCCACTGGTCAGGCCAACGCCCGTGCCACCACTAGCCAGTGTTCCAGCGCCGCCGACTTCAGCCAACGCGCCACCGGAGGCCGCGCCGTAACCGACGCCGCCTGTGGCGAGCGTGCCGAGTCCGCCCGCACCTGCACCAGCACCAACGCCCGCACCGGCCCCTGCTCCAGCGCTTGCGGTTCCGGCTGCACCCGCACCACCGCCAGCACCCGCGCTAGCGCCGCCTAATACTTCCTCGACTCCAGACATGCGCGCCTCCTACTTGTTCCCGCCGCTTGCCGTGCCGTTGCTCATACCGAACTGCCCGTACCCCAGCATCGGCGTGCGCGGCGCTGAGCCCACACCCTGCCCCTGCATGCCGCCCATCGCCATGCCCTGCTGCCGCTGGTTCTGCCCTGCGAGCCGCACGAGGTCCGTGATGTTCGGCCCGCTGCCCTGCGGCGCGGTCAGTGCAGCGTTGGTCATGCCGCCCATTCGCGCCGCGTTGCCTACCAGCGTCGTGATGTCTGGCTGGCCGCTGCCGCCCGGCGAACGCATCCCGTAGCTCATCGGCGCCTGCTGCTGCTGTTGTGTGCCCATGCTGCCTCCTTACTTGCTGGTCCCCGCCGTCGTGGTGCCCCCGGCACCCGTCACGCCGCCCATCAGGTTCGTCAGATAACTTATTAAATGATATGGGTATTCCTGCTGCAACTCGGCGTTCTGCCGCGACACGTCCAGTTCTGTCTGCGCCTGCCCCTGCTCCAGCGTGCCAGCGCCGAGCAACTGCTGCCCCGGTACGGCCAGCGCGGTCTGCGCTCCCGGCACCATGCCGAGCGCCGACAGTTGCCGCCCACGCTCTGTTTGGTAGTTGCCGCCGTAAATCTGCGTCGCCAAATCCGACAGGTTCTGCCCCAGCCCGTACTGATTGAACGCCTGCTGCTGCCCTTCGGCTGAGCCGCCCGATACGCCCGCCTGCTGTGCCTGCGCCATCAGCGACGGCGCTGTAGCCATGCGGTACTGATCGACGAGCCCGCGTGAGGCTGAACCGTAAGTGGCGTCGAGGTGGGGGTTTGTGTCGGGGGACAGGTACGCGCCGCCCATCGTGCGTGACAGTTCGTTCGCGCCCTGGCCTGCCAGCAACGCCTCCGGCACTGCGCTGTTGCCTAGATACTGCAAGCCTGCCTGCTGTGTCGCGTTGAACGGCGCGACTTGCTGCAGCATCGCCGGGTCCATCGGCTGCAGCGGGAAGCCGCCCGCCGACAGCGAGATCGGGTTGCCCGCCGCGTCGCGGTACGGGTTGCCCGCTGCGTCCGTCTTCACCGCGTCGGGCGAGGCCAATCCCGTACCCGTGCGCAGCAAACCCTGAGCATACGGCAGTGCCCATGCTGGCAGTGACTGACTCGTTTGGCTCCGACTACCCATAGCTCACAACTCCTTGGCGATGATGCGCTCAACCACGCGGCAGCCGAAGCGCGTGGCACGCCGCTCCCAGCCCTTGCGTGACGAGCCCCACTGATAGCGCAGATAGCCGCGCGCCCGCGCCATGCCCTCGAACTCGGCCAGTACGTCGTTCAGCGTGTGGTCATTCATCGTGCTCATCCATACATGCCATGACAGCGCCAAGTTCACGAACGGATCGACGAGCGGGTAGGCGATGAGAAAGCCGCGCAGCGTGTTGTGCTCCGCGTCGTGGCCCACGAAGCACTCGCACATGGACTGCCCCGCGTAGCCTTTCAGTATCTCCATCCGCACATGCTCAGGCAGCCAGTGCATGCGCTCGCCGTTCTTGTGCTTGATGTACAAGAGCCCTTCGCGAATCCACGGCCACAGCGAGGCCAGCGTGTCGGGTGTCGCCACCTTGTCGATGTGCAGGCCGTCGCGCGTGCAGTTCGGCGTCGCCTGCGTCAGCGCCAGCGGCGGCGGCAGCTTGCGCACCGCGTCGGCGCGCGGCTGGCCTGTCGTGGTAACGGGGTAGAGTGACATCAGTGATCTCCCACATTGGTGCGGTACAGCGTCGCCTCTGGCGTGGTGACGCCGGGGAATAGCCCAGCCACCGGCAGTTCTACCTGCGGCTCGCTGCCTATGATGCCCTCTGGCGCCGTGGTCACGGCCACCGCGCGTAGTACAACCTTCACCAGCAGCGTGCCGGTCGGCACTTGCACCAGCGCCTGCGTGCGCCCATTCAGGCCCGCGCCGGCGGCGTCTCGCAGATACACCGCCTCAGCTATCGTTGCGCCGCTGCTCGCGTCCACCACAAGCCAGGACAGTTGCCCGCTCTGCAGGTTGCGGGCGTCCAGCCAGCCCGATAGGACGTACTGATTCGCTTCGATGACCACGAAGGCGGTACTGGTTACGTCGGCAGTGACCGTTGCTCCCGTGAGAGTAAAGCCACGGCCACCGCCGACACCGACCCCCTCCGTAATGGCCCACCCCGCACCCACCGTCCAGTATGTCACCGGGTCTTTCACGTCCGAATCCGGCACCAGATTGCGATTCGCCTGCTGCGCGACCAGCCAGTTCGCCGTGGCGCGTACCGCCGCGAACTGCTGCTGCAGCCACACGGCCTGCGCCTGCTGATAGCGGCTAATCGTCTGCACGGCGGCCACCAACTCGCTAACACTCGGATTCACATGCACGTCAGGCGGACGCGGCGACGGCGCGTTGGGCAGCGGCAGCGGCATTACACGTCTCCCACCGGCTGCACTTGCAGCTCCAAGTCCGCGATCTCCACGTCGGCGTCGGCGCTGAGCCGCATGCGCTGCAGGCGTGCCGTGTTTACCATGTTGAACCAGCCGTCTGCGGACAGCGGCACCGGAGCGCCTGCCGTGTATGCGCCACCGGGCGTGTAGGTGGAAAGCGGCGTCAGTACGGGCGTGCCGTTGACGATGGTGAAGCCCGGCCGCGCCCGCGTCACCTGATACATATAGTGCCGGTCGCCTACGTCGCCTGTGGTCAGGAACGCGCCGTTGGTCGTGCGCTGCCCGTTGGGCGCGTAGAGATACAGCGCCGCGTCGTCGCGAAACAGGCCGCTCGTCGAGTAGCCGCCCAAGTCGTAGTTGATGAGTTGCTGTACGACAGCCTGCACGCGTAGTTGCCCCGTAGCCCACTGGCCTGTGCGGGCGTTGGCGCATATCCATTCGTCGGCTACGGTTGCGTCTTGCGTGCCGTTGACCGGGTAGTGCCAGAAGGCCAGCGAGCGCGGCTGATCGAAGCGGCCTTTCACGTTGGTCAGGCCGAAGTCGTCCACGCGGTCGAAGAACCACTCGCGCAGTGCGTTAGGTGCGCGTGGCAGGCTGAAGCCGTCGAGGATATAAGCGTCGTCCGGGCCGATCAGCCAGTGCCCGTCCTGCACGGACACCACACCGTCTTGGCTGACTGCGCCCGACTGCCGCGACACTTCCGTGAACTGCCAGATGAACGGCGGACCCACCAACTGGCCGATGAACGTAGACTGATTCTTGTACAGCACCATCATGGAGCGCAGGGCCTTCAACGCCGTGATGCCGCCGTTGGTCTGCGAGAGCGTGGAAGTCACGCACTCGGTCGCGATGTCCGGTGTCCAGATCGTCGGATTGAGCGTGGACCACCACTTCGCGGACGGCTCACCATCGTTCTGCGCCTCTACCCCGAACAGCGAGAAGTCCGACGTGCCGACCAGCGCCAGCACGGGCGGACTGCCGCCGAGGAAGTTCCACACGCCGACATTCAGGCTTGCCTGTGTGGCTACGTAGGGCTTTCGCGAGCCGTCTACCGCGATAATTATGTCTTGGTACATCGCGAAGTACCAATGCCGCGTCTTTGGCGTGGACGCTGGCAAGTACTGCGTGTGCCACTGTGCAGGCGCGTTGCCGTTCAGGTCTTGCGCAAGCACCGCGTTCAGCGTGTTTTCCGTGCCCGCGACGATCCATTGCGTGCCGTCTTGGAACGTCAGCGCCGCTGCGCCACGGCACTGCTCCTGCAGGCTCTCTGTGGCTTGAAACAAGTCGGGCAGCGTGCGGAAGCCCTGCATTGAGGGCACGAAGTCGTTGCCGTCGAGGATGATGCCCGGCGTAACACTATCCACATCCGGGCTGAAGCTCTGCAACTTGCGATGGCTGAGTGTCAGCGGCATGGCATCACAGATATGGCCGCACTTGGCTGGCCCCGCGTAGCCGCACTGTCCAGCTTTGCAGGCTGTCCGCTTCGCGCTTGGTCAGCAGCGCATGCCGCGCCGCGCGCTCGTCGTCGTTCAGTACAGCGGCGCAAATGTCGCTGCACGCGGCTTCGATGATGAGCGTGGCGGCTTTTTCAGTCCAGAATGACACGTCGGTCGGTGCGACTGGCGCGGGCGGCGACAGGCACGCTTGAAGCTCTATTGGGTAACTCTGATCCGGGTTCGGGTAAAAGCGAATCGTCTCACCGTACGTGGCCCAATAGCTCGGCAGGCTGACGAACGCGGGCTGCAGCACGTCGGCGGCCAGCAAGTCGCTGTACCAATCCACATGCGACAGCGGTATCCAGATATTGTTCAGCAGCAGCCTCACGCCCGCAATCCACTGCACGCCCTTCAGCAGCGGGTAGTTCTCGAAGGCGTAGATGCTCTGATTCGGAATACAGGTAATGCTGTAGTCCAACTGCTCAGACGGCGAGTACAGGGCCTTCTGGTAGAACGCAATGCGGTCCTGCACGAAGGTCGGTATCACCGCCTGCGTCGCGGGCGGCACGACGGCCAGCAGATCGGGGCGGTTCAACCGCATCGCAATGTTCTGCAGCAAATCGCCGTAGTTCATGCACGGTCCAATTTCAGCCGATAGAAGTTTCGCCAGAACTGCGACACCAATGAACCCTGAACCCACGCTAGGCGTTCATCGGCGGCACGCTTCGCTAAGTCCTTGAGTCGCCAGCGGGAATAACGCTGAAACCAATACAGTGCCGCGTGCGTGCACTCGTGCGAGACAATGCCGCTGCCAGTCGCGCCGTGATACATCTGAATCTGACCAATCTCGCGCGGGCCACTGAATCGTGGCTTCGCTGGCCATCCCCACAGCCGGGTCAGCGCGGTAAAGCGATACAGTCGCGACACTCCCGGCACGAGTTTCGCCTGCTCCAGATGAAACCGCTGCATCGCCTCTTTGTCGCGGAAGATCAGGACCGTAAAGTACCGCCCCCGCGTGTCGCAGCGCAGGCGAAACTTGGCAAGCAGCGGCGAGGGCTTGCGGCGCATGCTTACCCCCGCAGATAGCGCATCGTGCGCGGTTGGTCCTTCTTCGGGTTCATGCTGTGCTGCGTGCCTTTGCTGGCCACGTAGCGGATCGGCGTCGAGCCGCCGCCGTCGTCGGTCTTGCCTGCCTGCTTCTTCATGGCGTCGGCCGGGCCGTCTGGAAACGTGCTCGCGAGTTTAGCCTTGTCGGTCATACTCACTCTCCTTTGCCGGTGTGCCGAAATGGCGTGCCGTGATGTTCGCGCTTCGGCTTCACGGCGTATTCGCGTAGCTGGCCCTCGCTCATGCCCTTAGCCACGCGCTTCACTTCGCCAGACGGCTTGGTCAGTTCGCCGCGTTTATAGCGCATGGACATGGCCATTAAGCGCCTCTGGCTCTCGGTGGAACTTGGAATTGTCGCACCCTCCTTTCATCTCTCGCGCACGGGCCAGCTAGCTAAGCGCGTGACCTTGGGAGGAACGTCCGCTTAGCCGGCGAAGCCCGTGCGCGGAGCTGGCTCCGTTCGCGGAGCTTGCTCAGTCGCCCTTGCCGCCGACGCGGCTGTAGTTCTGCGGCGCGGTGGCCACCATGCGGCCGCCGCTGCTGCGTTCCTCCTGCAGTGCGCTGGGCGTGCTGACCGCCTTGCCGTGCGGCCCCGGCTCGCCGCCGTAGGTCACGGCGTTGTACTCCTCGCCCATCGGGTCTGGGTCGTACTGATTCCCTACCTCTGGGCCTGCGCCGTCGCAGAAGTACGCGAGTCGGCCTTTGCCTGTCACCATGTCCACGGATGTCTTCCACCCGTGACGGTCTTCCTGCGCCTGGGCGTCGTCCATGCCCGGCTCGTTGACCTTCATATCGGCCATGTTGTTCAGTCCTCCTTTCCGTTGCCGATGGTCCGTGGCGGGCCGGTGTGCGCACCCGTCACGTTCCCTTCGGTGATTGCGAAATCCCGGTCGCGTCGGTAGCGGGCCATCTCCCGCGCCTCGTCCTCACGCACTTGCCGTGCCTTCATGTCTTGCACGGTCTCGCCCGCGATGAACGTGACGAATGGCGGCGGCCATTCCCGACGCTCCGGGTAGATCATCTGATCGAGGTCCGTGTCCTCCGACAGCTCGTTGCCGTGGCAGAAGCCATCGGGCCAGTAGGTATCCGGCTTGGACATTGTTCCTCCTCTCTTACGAGAACGTCCGAATCGGCCACTGCGTATAGAACCCGCAGCCCCGAATGACGCCGCTTGTGGCTGAAGTGGTCGGCGCCGTCTGCACGGTGAGAATCAGGTTGTCGTCGGCCGTGTAGGACTTCGGCAGAATGCCGTAGGCGCCACCGCCTGCGACTGTGCCAGAACCCGTGCCAACTGCCGCCACGCTGCTGAGCCGCCCGGCCACTTGGCCGATGCTTCCCGCTGCCGCTGTTGCGACGAAGCGGGCAGCGCTGCCGCTGTCCCCCAACTCCAGCACCAAGCCCGTGCTGGTATCGAGGTCGGGAACGTCGATGTAATAGCCCGTGAACAGGAAGCCGGGCAGGCTTGCGCCCTGCAACGGCATCAGCACGATGGCGTCGTTGACCACGAGCGCCGCCGTGACGGTGTACAGGAAGGGCCGAACAACGATGATGCCTGAGGCCGAGGCTTCCGCCATCGGCTCGCTGTAGTTGTCTGCGTAGAGTGTACTTGCCATGTCAGTCCTCCTTTCTACCGCTCGTCACGGTGCATTCCATGTCGATACGACTATTGTGGCGAAGTCCTGGGAGTTGAAGATGGTCTTCTTCACGCCCCAGATCATGCCCGCCGTCACGCGAAGTTGGTTGTTGGCGTCGAGCAACTCCTCGACCCATCGCACGCGAAGCGGTTGACCAGTTGGGCCCTCTTCGGCTCCGCAGGCAAAGCTGGCAGCCTGCGCGCCGACGAACACCGCCCGGCCCACGCTGGTCACGCCAGTGGCCGGTGCGCCGAGCGCCGTTGGCGCGCCCGTCGTGGTGCCTGTCACCGGGTTGAAGATCGTGTTCTGCGACGTGTCGCCCCACGGGCAGCGTGTCTCCTGATGCAGAACCACGTTGTCGTAGAAGCCGATAGCCCCGGTGAAGATGGGGTTGCCCGTCACTTGACCGCCTTGCAGGGCGGCGCGGTAGATGTCGCCCCACTCGCCGTCCGTGAAGTTGGTCTTGAGATCGCGAACTTGCTGCGCCGTCAGGAACAGCACGCCCGCCACTTCGATGCCCTTGATGAGCGTCGGCTTGATGGGGAAGGTCAGGCCGCCCTGCGCCTTCGCCACTATCTGCGGAATCAGCGACACGCCGAAGATGTCTGCGTTGGTCAGGTTCGCTTCGCTCGCCTGGCCGCCAGCGATGATCTGGTGCTGGCTGTCCGGCGCCACGGGCGCTTGCAGGCCCGTGTAGGCCACGTTCGTCTGCGCCGTGTTGCCGCCAAGCTGGTTCATCACGTTTGTGTTCGCCGTGGGCCGCTAGGCCACGACCGGCGCCGTAGCGCCTGCTCAATGTTTCCATTGAGACCAGACTATTTCTTCACCCATTAACCCTGCGTAGGCCGGGTATGGGTGGGACGCGCTTCCAGCCGCAATCGCTTCGGCTGTACGAGCTTGCGCTCTAGTCGTTGAGCCTGTCTCATGAGGACAGACGCCGCCGTTCTTTTCTCGCCCCGTGTTGCAGTTTGCGCAGAGGATGCGCAGCGACGGAGGAAAGTCGTTGGCGATGATCCACTTGAAAAGTGCTGCACCAAGCACTTCCTTCCTGTGCTTGGCACCGTCCCGGTTCACATGGTCGATTACCAGAAACTCCGGTGTGCTCTCTCCACAGCAGACGCATGCGTTGCCGTAAGCCTTGAACACTCGATCGCGGAGTCGCTGATAGTATCGAGCGCAGTTTGAAATGTGGCGCGCTCGATTGTTGACCAGCCAGCCGCCGACTCTGGCCTTGCAGCATTCAACGCACTCGCGTCGCCGCCATGCCTTCGTCTTGTGGCTAAACGGGAAATCTTCAAGTGGAAGAATGGTCGTGCAGCTACGGCAGAGCCGCAGCCCAAGGTGGTTCTCAGCATCGCACTTACGCAGGCCGTTTCGCTTCTCCCGCCTCGCGGCATCGAAGCACGCCTGGCACGTGTAGAGATACCAGCGACGACGCGCCGGAAATTCCGCCAGCGCCTTCGTCTCACCACACTGTTTGCACTCTCTCGTCATCATGAGCCTTGGTTGCAGATTGCCTTCGCCATTACACGGTCAGGGTTCCCTGCAGTTCACGTCCTATTTGTTCTTCGCACATTACTGTACGAGCGGGCTTCTTCCAAACCCAACGTCGATTGTATCTTTCCACCAGTTTGCCAGCCCGACCTTGGCAGCATCACGCATGCTCCAAGGCACTCTCTGCTGGCTCATGCGGCCGACGAGCAGAATCGCCTGCCGCTGCTGGTTGATCGAGAGCGAGTCTTGGAAGTGCGTCTGCGGGACTTCCTGCCCAGCAATGGGCGCGTCGCCCAAGACGCCGGGGCCTTGCGGGTTCGGGATCAGGTCGTACTTGACTTGATCGCCGGGGCCTTTGCTCGGCTCGTCGAAGAACTGCACGAAGTTTGACTGGTCGCGCGCATTCAGACCGACTGCCATGAGCTTGGCCGCAGTAGTGCTGCGGAGGGCCTGCCAAAAGACGCGATGGCTATAGATGACTACAGCCGAAGGGTCATTGGCGGCCACGATTGTTTCGGCCATGTTGATCCTCTCATGTGGTTGCCTTCCTCCCCCAGCCGATGCAGGCGCCGGGTGTGCCTGAGAGGATCGCGGTCGGTGGCGGCGATCACGCCAGCCGCCGATATGCAGCTCGGCGGCGGTGCTGGCTTTGCGCTGTATTGCAGGGCAGCGCGCCCTGTGCGCTATTTATGCGCCAGCGTGCGGCGGCTTGTCAAGCGGCGGCTCACCCGCTGCCAGCCCATGCCCGCGCAGCAGCCTGCGCACGCAGCTCTTGCTGATGCAGGCAGGCAACGCATGGCTTTGGTCGCGTCACCAACACGCAATCGTCTTCAAAGTGAGTCCACGTCCTCAAGACGGTAAGTTGCTGCGTACTGCCATATCGGCAATCGCAGTAAGCGATCACTTCGTAGATGAACGCCATATGTGCTCCTCAGTTGCCCGCTGGCACAAGGTCCACGGGCCGCGCCACGCACTCGACGGGTAGCGTCTCGCCGCTGGCCCCGCTGCACAGCCGCAGTTGCACCTTGCCGTCTTGCGTGAAGCCCTGCACGCCGAACCAATCGTCGTCGCGCACTGGCACGTCGCCTATGGCGCCGATCTCGCTTTGCCGACGCAGGCGCCAGCGACTGCCGGGCGGGAACTGCGCGATCAGCGGCTTCACACGGCCAGGCAGCGTCTGCCACCAGGCGACCATCGAGAGATAGTCTTCGATGGTCAGTTCGATGTTCATGGGCAGTCGAGGGGGGCGCAGTAGCGACGGCTGTTGCCCGTTGGACCGCCAGGTGTCGGCGTGTTCGTCGGACTGTTCGTGGGCGTATTGGTCGCGGTGCGCGTGGGCGTGTTCGTGGCCGTTCGTGTCGGGGTGTTCGTTGCCGTGTTGGTCGGCGTAGCGGTCGGTGTATTGGTGGGCGTGTTGGTCGGCGTATCCGTCGCCGTAGGCTCCACGCAGCCGCCGCCAGTGCATGCCGCCGTCTCAGACCACGCGCCGGTCGTGCTGCACGACTGACACGTCCCGCCGCCCGTGCAGTCGGTGTCGCCGCCCCCTGAGCAGTCGGTGCAGTCGTTGTCGCCACCGATGCACAGAGCTGCGAGCGCGCCATCTACGGGGCATCCGTTCTCGTTCGTCGGAGTGCACAGGGCGCTGAAACAGGTGCCGCACGCCGCGCTGAGCGAGCAGCAGCCCACCGGACAGATGATGTTGTCCGTGAGCGTCGTGCCGATCCCCGCGTCGCTGATATCTGTCACCGCTGGCTCGGCCGTGCAGTTACACGCGCTGAGCGCGCACGTGAGCGGCGTCCCGCCAGCGCAGTTATTCTCCACGGTCGCGCTGTGAGCCGTTGAATGAATCCGTATGCCTGGCTTGGCGTTGCTTGAAGCAACGTTGCGCTTGCGGCCGGTGCCGCCCACCACGACATTGTCCGAGAAGACGGCAAGCCCGTCGCCGCTGCACCCGGCCGCCGAGCCGTCTGGTGCAACGCCAAACCAGTTGCCCCAGACCGTGCTGCCATCTGCGCCTGACACCAGCTCGGCGCAGTTCACCGAAGTGCTGCCAGCCGCGACCGCGATGACATTTCCATCTCCAGCGTTCGCGCCTCCGATCACGCTGCTCGCACCGCCGCCTCCGCCGCCTGCAGCGCCGCCACGGACCATGCTGTTGTTCGTGTCTGTCTCGCCGTGGATATAGCTACACCGCAGTGTGGTACTACTACCGTCCCACTCAATCGCTGTCCCGTTTGTGTTGAGAATGTTGAGCCCGGACAGCGTGACATTAGACCCGTGCACAACGAGTCCCCGATAAGTGCCGTCGCCGTCGATGAGGAAGTTGGAAGTTGGCGGCACGGCGGGGTTTGCTGACAAGTCGCCACAGTCCGTCTCGAAGTGGATCGACCAGTTACTGGCCGTCACTTCCGGCAGCGTCGAGGTCAGCGTCAGCGTGCCCGACGCGCTGCGGACAATGGCCGTGCAGCCGCTGTTGTTCACTGCCGTGAGCGCGCCACGCAGCGTGCAGTTGCCGCTGAGATCGAGGCAGATACCTGGCACGACGTTATCTGTGTCAGCAGTCGAGTTGACCGTGCAGGTGACTGCCTGCGCCGCGCCTGCCCACAGCACGCAGGCGATAGCCAGCAGCAGCTTAGCATGCGGACGCATGCGGCACCTTGCGTTGCTGCGCTTTGGCGGCGACGAACTGACGCGTGATGGCGTCGCGCATGGACCGCTTCGGCGGCTCATCGTAAATCACGCGCTCGATGGTCCGCACAGGCACCGACGCAGGCAGTAGCGTGCCAGGCTTCCAGCCAAGCGGCGGGCACTGGTACTCACGCAGGGCGTAGCGCAGTATGAGCATGTTGCCCTATGGCGCTTCGTTGCCCACCGGCACCGGATAGCGGTCAATCCAGCACGAGAAGCGAGCGTCCGAAGTCGTGTTGGACGTGGCGCGACACCAGCACTGCTCATAACTGTCTGGGAAGTAGACGGACCCAGGACAGGCGAACGGTGTCTGCACCGGCACTGGCGTGCCCTGCCACGGCGGATTGTTGTGCGCGTAGCACTCGACTTGCATCTCTGCAGTCGTGCCAGCGTACTTCGTGCACGATGCCGTCTTGCCTGCGCCCTGCGGTTCCCATGCGGGCACAGGCGTGCCGTCGCACGGCGGCGTCGGACAGCTCGCATTGCAGAACGAGCCGTCTGGGTTGCCGCGCTTGTCTACGACGGGATAGCACGTCGGCGTCGGTGTGCGCGTCGGCGTACTCGTGAGCGCGGGCGTTGAGGTAATGGTCGGCGTGCTCGTGAGTCCCGGTGTATTCGTTGGCGTGCGCGTCGGTGTGCGTGTTGGGGTATTGGTCCGAGTCCCGGTTGTCGTGCGTGTCGGCGTGTTGGTGATGGTCGGCGTGCGCGAGACAGTGGGCGTAATGGTCTTGGTAAACGGCGGCGTCCACGTCGGGGTCCGCGTCGATGTGTTGGTCTTCGTGTTCGTGGGCGTATTGGTCGGCGTATCCGTTACCGTATTGGTAGGCGTGTTGGTCAACGTCTGCGTCGCGGTATTGGTCGGCGTATTTGTCAGGGTCCGTGTCGGCGTATTTGTCGGCGTATTTGTCGCGGTGTTCTGCGGCGTATTCGTCGGGGTGTTGGTCGGAGTGTCTACTTGCCCCAATGCTGGCGACGCCCACCACAACATCGCCACCGCCGCCATCGTCACCAGTTTGCGCGTCATTCAGGTATCCCCCTTTTGCCCTGCCGTCAGTCCGACAGTAGCTCGTGCCAGTTCTGCGGCACCCAACGCGGATCGTTGGGCGGCAGCATGACCCTAGCATCCATATTGTCGATGTACGCTGATTGCTCCGCAGGCGGCAGCGCCATCAAGTCTGCGCGCGAGCGGATCGCCTTCGGCGGCGCGCTGCTGCCCGTAGGCAACGCGGCCAGCGCACTGCCCGTAGCTTCGCGCTGCTCCGTGCGCAGTTGCTCAGCGGCGCTCATGCTCGCTGGCGGCACTTGCGGCGCGGGCGCGGGCTGGTTGCCGTTGCCGTTGGCACCTGCGGGCCGGAAGCCGTTTTCTTGCGCCCAATCCCAGACCACTTCGGGCACCGGGCGGTTCATGGCGCGGGCACCGGCAATGACCGTCTGCCGTCGCGCCTCGAACAGTACGCCAACCGCAAGCTGACGGCTGGCGTCGGCCTCGGTAATGCCCTGCCGCGCTGCCGCGTCGCGCACCAGGTCGGGGCGGTTGACGCGGACGCGCTCGGCCACGATTTCGATTTCGCCTGTCTTCTCGGCTTTGCGCTTCTCGCTCTCGATGAGATAGGCATACGCCTGCTCGTAGTCGGGGTGGCCGTTGGCTGCGAAGGCGCGGGCTTCGGCGGCTACCGCCTGCTCCATGCGCTGCGACTCGATCTGCGCCTGCAGGTTCTGAATCTGCGATTGCAGGTTCACCACCGGGTCTACTTCGGGCTGCACGAACTCGTCGGGCGGCTGCTGCGCTTGCTGCAACTGCGCCTGCAACTCGGCGCGTTCGCGCTCCAACGCCGCGATGCGCTCACGCTCTTGGTTCAGTTCGCGCAGCGCCTCTTTGGTCTTCTTCTCCTGCTCACGGGCCAGGCGGTGCGCCTCGCTCGGCTGGAAGGTCGGGTGCTTGCCTTCTTCCGTGGTGGGGGGAGCCGCCGTCGTCGGCTGGGGTTCGGCGGGCGGCGGCTCCGTGGCGGGCGCGGGCTCCGATACGGGCGGCGTGGCTGGCTCCTCGGCAGGCGGGGACTCGACGGGGATGGCGTCGGTACTCGTCTCCTGCACATGCGGCTGGCGCACGTCGGGGGCCAAGTCGCTGCCGATCATCGGCGGCGGCACAGTGACGTTGCCGAGAATGGCGGCCTCCTCTGCTTGTGCCAGCGCGTCCAGTGGGTTTGAGAATTGTTCGTCAGCCATGTGCCTGCTCCTTTGTATCAGCCAGCGCGTGCAGCGCCGCTTCGTATTTATTCCATCTCACGAATAACGCCAACGCCGCAAGCCGCTCGACGCGCGTGGCTGTCATGTGCATTGAATGATACGGCGCAGACGGCCACGCGCCAGGATCGTTATCGTTCAGCGCGGCGCGGCAGGCGGGCGTAATGCCAACCGACCAGCCAATGCCCCTGATGCGCGGCCAATCCACCATGTCGAACTTATCCACCGCCGCCTGCGTCACGCCATGCCAGCGGCACAGCAGCGCCTCGACCGCCTCGTGCAGCAGCACGAGCGCGTTGTAGCGCCACGAGCCGGTGTCGGCCGCGATGATGCGCAGGCCCTCAGGCGTGGCGAGCCAGTCACCGCAAGACGGGTAACGCATCTGTGAGTAGGGCACGACGGCGAAGGTCATGCGGCTTTCGCCTTCGTATCCGCGCAGGCGTCCTGCACCTTGTCCCAACCGTCCAGCAGTTCCGCCTTGACGTTCTTGTTCCACTTCAACTGGTAGCCTTCGATCTGTTCAGCCACTTCGATGGCGCGGTCGATGGCCAGCGCGGGCGTGTCGCCCAAGCCCACGGCGCTGCCAGCGATGTCCAGCCACGGATGCGGAATGCACCAATAGCGCCCGTCGATCACGACGGGGCGGCGCAGACGCACCCACGGCAGAATCTCGTCGGGCATCTTCAGCGGCAGCCAGTCGCTCTCCAGCCACGGCGACGCAAGTTCGATCTCGCAAGCGTACTCGGCGGCAAAGTCGGGCTCGACCACTTCGCCATGCGCGCCGCCCAACACGATCTCTGCCCAATTCGTGATCGCTAGCGACATGCTCGCAAAAGGCGGTGAGCCGCAGCGCAGGCAAGGATCGCTGATATACGCAGTGCCATCGTCAGTCACGCGCACTTCGTTGCTGTAGCAGCTCCGCGCGCCCAGCTTGCGCAGTGCTTCGGCTAGCGCCACGTTCGCGTCTTGCAGGCAGCCAGGCATGTCGGTCACTGCGCAGGCGCGGCCAAGGTACGCGCTGTCCTTCAGCTCCAGGCCGTACATGGCGCTCTCAGGGAACTTGCCGTCTACTACGTAGCCGTCGAAGCCGATTTCCACGCCGGGCGCGGGCAGCTCTACTAGCGTCTCGATCTCCGCGCCGTGCGGTCCCATGCGGTGCCGCAGGTCATTGAACCACGGCTCGGTCAGCTCCCATGTCACATGATGGTACGACTCGAAGTCTCCACGGAAGAAGCTCGTCTTTACGTAGCGGTCATCTTCTTTGCGTAGCACGGCTTCCAGTGCGTCCAGGCCGACGAGCCGCCGCGTGTCCACCACGGGCAGGCCCATTTTCTGCAGCAGGCGCTTGAACTCCCAGCGGTCGATCTCCAGCATCTCGGCATCGCCGCTGCCCCAGACCGCGTAGCCCTTGCCGCGCAGCCACTGCTGCATGTCGCCGTCGCCTACGTCGGGGAAGGCAATCGCGTCCACGTCGTCGATGTGCTTCCACAGCGAGTCTACGCGCTCGATGCCCGGCACGTCGCGGCCTACCATTGCGTTCTTGGACAGGTCAGCCACTTCGCGGAACTCGCTGAAGTAGAGCGTGTCCGCGTCAGCGGCAAACGCCTGCGCAAACGGCAGGAACGCGCCGCGATCACAGACTAGGATGCGCGGGCGCTTCACGGCTTCTCCGAACATTCAATGCAGTGCATCGAACCATCGCGATTGAGAAAGCACCCGCGTCCAGTGGCTCCGCAGATGTCGCAGTGCGTATCGTGTCCCGTAGCTAGGCGGAAAGCCGTTGCGCCCACGAGAATCCACGCAGGCGATTGCGTCAGCTTAAACCGCACTGGCCGCGCCGTCATTCGCCACCGCCCTGCCGCGACTGCGCGGCTTGCCCTGCCTGCAACGCCTGCAACAGCTTCACTGCCGTGTCTGCTACAGCCTTGCGCTCCTCCAGCCCATGCCGCCGATGCTCCAATCCGTGACGCTGGCGTTCTAGGCTCTGCGAGCCGAATCCTTGAATGGCGTCGATGACCGTGCGCAAGTCCTCGCGCCGCGACTCGGCCAGCAGCGACTTGGCGCGGGCGTGATGCAGCAGCGTGTCGCTCTGCACCTTCTCGATGCGCGCCTGCGTCTCTTGCGGTGTGCGCGGTGTGCCGCGTCCCTTGATGTTGATGCCCAGCGCGGCCATCTGCTCCTGCTTCTGCTGCTGCTGCTGCATGCTCTGAATCATCTCCTGCCGCACACGCACCGGGAACGGCAGGTAGTTGAACATGCTCGGCACGAACAGGCCCATCTTCGCCAGCATTGGCCCCGCTTGCAGGATGAAATTCGTGTACATCGCGCGCAGGTTCGGGTCGTGCTCCGTGTCGTCCAACTGCAAGTCGTACTCCAGCAAAAACGGCTGGCGCAGCAGCGGAATGACCTTGCTCGCCTCCGGGCCGCCCACGCGCACCATGCGCCCGTCCGCAATCAGCGCCAAGTGCGCCGCGATCACCGGGCCTTCGTCTTCCAGCCGGTAGCGCGACAGCGCGTCGAAGTCCTTAGCGAGCAGCACGTTGCCCACTTGCTGCTTCTGCCGCATGGTCATGGCGGGCATCGCGCCGCCCGCGTCCATGCCGATGCCCTGCGCGTCCAAGCCAGTGATCGACTTCATGCTGTTGATGCAGAAGTCCACGATGGCCAGCGCGGCTTGCGGCAGTTCGGGCGGCTTCTTCTGAATGATGCGGGCTTCCTTCAGGGCGTCGCGGGCCACGATGTTGATCGAGCCGCTACGTGCCGACGTGTTCTCAAACTCGTGCTGCTGCTTGGTATCCGCGAACGCGCCTTCTTCTGCCACCCAGCCGCTCTTGGCGCTGGTGCCCATGATCTCGATGACCTGGTTAAAGAACTTGTTGGCGTAGCGCTGCGGGTCCATGAGGATGTTGACCCAACCGTAGAACTGGCGCAGGTCTTCATCGAAGTTTGCCGTCATGCAGTTGAGCGTCCAGCGGTCGCCTGGCAGGCGCTTCGGCTCACTCAGCAGAAACTTGCGCTCCAGCACGTTGACCACGCGAATGACGCGGTGCGGCGCTTCGTCTTTCTGGCCGTCCACCATCTGCGCGACTTCTGGCATCAGCACCTGCAAGCGGCGCAGGTACTTGCGATAGTCGGCGGTGTTCAGCCACACCGGCTCGCGCGTCACCGGGTCGGGGAAGACCATGCCTTCCTGGTCTTCGTACCACTGGAACTCCAGCACCTTCACCTTGTTACGCTTGCTGGGCTTGCTGCCTTCCTTCTCAACGGGCAGCGTCTCGATGTACGGCACGGTGTAGACGGCGGTATCTACTTCGGGGCGCCCGTCGAAGCCGCTGTTGGCGTTGCCGCCTGCCAGCCCGCGAATCAGCATGTCGTGCTTCGGCCAGCGGCGCAGGGCATCGTCGCGCTCGATCTCCGACTCGCGCGCTCGCCAGCGCGTCGTGCGCAGGTTGGCATCCGCGCATTCCGGCCACAGCGTTTCAAACACTGGCACGCGCACGTAGCGGATCATGCCGCGCGGGTCGCGCAGGCGGTCGATGTATGTCGAGGTCCAGCCCATGCCACACGCCTCCATGTCGGAGAAGGCGTCGCTGCGCTCGAAGTTTCCTAAAGTTTGCCGCATGGCCCACTGATACGTCTCAGTGAAATACTCGCCCAGAATCTGCTGCTGGAGATCATCGACAACGTTGGGCAGGAACAGCAGCGCTTGCGGTGACGTGCGCTCCAGGCCGCAGACATAACGGATGTACTTCTGCACCTGATTGAACGCGGTGTCGGGCCGCTGGTTGATGCGCAGTTGCCGCCGCGTCTCCGGGTCGTACTGATTGCCGTCACGGAAGCGGAACGCGCGCATGGCGTTATCGCGGAACGCGCCGACGTGCTTGTCCGCGTGCGTCACTTCCTTGCGTATCCAGCCGACGAGCTGTTCGTGCTCGCCACGCGGCGCAGCGGGAAGGTCCGCGCCGTTCATGGGCGTCACCCCCGGTGTGGGAGTTAAGACCGTGGGCTCGCCAACTTCGAGATTGGTATGCTTATCGAATAGCGTCTCGACCGGCATCCGCCGCCACTCCACCAGCCATAGCCCCTTGTACACGCAACGCCCCGCTGCTGGCAAGCCGAGGCTGCCGCCAGCGCGTCCACAGCCCGGCGCGAAAGCACGTCCGCGTCGCCCCGCAGTCGCGGCACCACGCCAGCAGCAGCGTGCTGACGGACAGGCGATACTCGCTCACGTCGCGGTGCTGGCAGCGGATCATCCCTTTACCCCTGCGGCCTTCACCACCCACGCCAATTTCGCATTGACGGACGGGAGCAGGTCAGCAATGCGCCAACGGTACTGGTCCATGTCGTAGTCTTCACATTCGTAGGCCGTCGCGTGGCGAGGGGCCTTACCCTCATAGACCCATTGCTGACCTAACTCCTCTGACGTGAGACTCGCTGTCAGTAGACACGTCAAATTCTCCATATCCATAGACAGCGAGATCAGTTGTGACTGCATCCATCGCGAGACCTGCGCGTGTCGTGTCGCCATTTCACGCGATTGGTCTATCTCATCCTGCATGCGACTGATGCGGCCGAGTAGTTCAGCCTGCGTCATCTCCAGCAGCGACGTATCGGGTGACGGCGCTTGCGGCATTTCACTGCTGTCTGCTTCCATCATATCACGCCTTCCCAGCCAACGCGCGGCTGCGTGCGGCGCTGGTCGTCGTGCGTGCCTTCGTCGGGCGCAGGCACGTAGCGGATGTTCAGTTCGGGTTCGTGTATGCGTGACAAGCTGTCCAGCCCGTCGTCGTGCGGGATTGAACGGCGTCCACGATAGGGGATGAACTCGTTGTCGCGCACCTCTTGTATCACGTCGATGACTTCACCGTTGACGCACTTGTACAGCAGGCGGTCGGGAAACCACAACAGGCCCTCGCGGAAGTCGTTGACCAACTCGCGGATGCGCTGGTCCTTCGAGAGCTGCGAGCGCGGGCCGCGCTTGCCCACGCTAATCGGCCGCAGGCTGATGCGCTCAGCTATCAGCCGCTTGGTCAGGTAGAACGTGTCGGAGACTAGGCCCGTCTCCTCGTACACGAAGCGCGCGGGCTTCCACTTGCGGATCAAGCGGCAGCAGGCGTCGGCGCGCTGGTCCGGGTCCAGGCGGTCATAGACCCAATCGCGGATGAACAGGCGGCGCTCAGGGCCAGCGGCGAACACGATGATGCTCGTGCGGTCGGAGTCGCCTTCGATGCCCGCGCTTGGATCGCAGAGCATGTAGTGCTGCCACTCCTTCTTCACTTGGTCGTGCTTGTACGTGAGCCACCACGCGGGGTCGAAGTAGTTGGCCGTGTAGGCGCGCGGCTGCTGTCGCCACACTGACCACCAGACCTCCGGGTCTTTGCGCCGGATCGTCTCGTACTTCTCCTTGCCGTAGTGCGATTCCCACAGGAAGCTGCCGTCTTCGTTCTCGGCGTCGAGTACGAGCACGTCCCACTCATCGCCCTCGAACTGCAGCACGCGCGCCGCCCAATCGCTCAGGCTGTAGCGCGTGAGGAACGCCAGCACGATGCCGCCAGGCGTCAGACGCGCATCGACCACGGAGCGGTAAATCTTCATGCGCGCCGACATGGCCGCGTCCGATTCCGCTTCCTCCATCGACTTGACCGGATCGTCAATCACGACAAGGTTTAACCGACGACCGGCCACCGTCGCGTTGAACGACGCTGCATAGTAGATGTTTTCCTGCTCAGTGGTGAACTTCCGAATCGAGCGCGAGTCCTTCGTCAGTTGCAGGCCAGGGAACACTGCCTGCGCGATGTCCGACGTACAGACGTTGCGGATGTCCGCGCCGAAGTCGTAGGCCAGATCGTCGCCGTAGCAGATGCTCATGGCGTGGTGGCCGGGATTGTTGCCGAGATACCACGGCACGAGCGCCTTAGTGCCGATGCAGCTCTTGGAATGGCCGGGCGGCATCATGACCATGAGCTTGCGCTTGCTGCTCTCGCGCCGCACATGGCGCACGAGCGCGGGGATCAGCCGCTCTTGCTGGAACGGCACATACGTGAACGTGGGGTTGATCGCCAGATACCACTCGCCTAGCGACGCCGAGAGGCGGGCGGCAAGGTCGGCGTCGGGCGCGTCGGCAAGCATGCCTGTAGCGTTAACACACTCGGGACGTAATCGTCACGCCCGCATTATCCATTGCCGCGCCGAGCGCGAGCCAATCGGCCGCCTTGGTTGGGTTGTGTGGACCCAGGAACCAGCAGGCACTTGCGACCTCCACGGGCAACACGCGCTCAAAAGCAATAGGCGGATCGCCTGCGGTTGAGCCGTAAACGGCATCGCGTTCGTCTGCCCATCGGAGGAGCACCATCACCGCGAGGCGGTACACATCTTCGGGCTTCTCGTTGCCTATCCCACCAAGCCGACACCACTGCCGCACCGTGTCATTGGTTCCATCGGTGCGGCGCGCTGGAATGGTGAGAGTGAAAGTTGTGTAGACTAACTCGCCCATCAGATCAGCACAGGCGGGTCACTGACTGGCATGGCCCGCTCCTCGTCGCGCTCCTCCTCCAAGCGCGGCTGGTGCAGGTGCAAGAACTCGCGCGCATTGCCGCACGGGCACATATTGCGCCAGTGCTGCAAGGGGATGCCATGCGCGGGCTTCTGGCACAGCTTGCAGTAGTCAGTTCGGTGTGTGCCCGTCGCCGTGCGGATCGTCAGGCTCTCCAGCAGGGCTTGGATGTGCCGCAGCGCCATCCGGTGCGCCGTCCGTTCCTCTCTGTGCGTGTACATCGGCCTCCCTCTCCTCCTTGCTGCGATTGCGGTACTTACCTAGCCGCGCCAGCAACACGGCCTTCTGCTCGGGGCTCATTGGCTTGCGTGGAGGCGGTTGCGCAGGCTCAACACGCTTCGGTTTCGGCTTCTTGTTGGCCTTGGTCCACTTCCCCAATTCCTTGATCGCGTCCAGTTCCACCTTACGGTCAGCGGGGTCCGTCGAACTCGCCACTCGTTGAATGAGCGACGCGAGTTGAGCGATGACCCCACGTCGGGTCCGTAGATCGACGGCCATCTTACACCTTCGGTTGCGCCAGTCGCCATGCGCCGTGGCAGATACATGAGCACTTTCCTTGCGTGCAGATCGGCGTCATGCACTTGCGGCAACGCTCGTAAGGCACCGGCTCTGTCGGCGCGACCACCACCACCGGCACCGCGATGCGCTCCGCGCGGGGCACCCCTGTATGACATTCGCAGTTGGTGATCGCGCAGGTTCCGCCGATCACGCCGCCCTGACAGGAGCACTCCCAGCACGGCGCCCCCTTGGGCGGCTTCTCACCGTGCCGCTGGAAGCTCTTGCGCGGGGTCGTTGGCAGACGTGGCATTGCCAGCGGCGGCGCTGGCGGCACAGCGGCAACTTGGAGCGCCACCGATTCGGCAGGCGTGTACGTGGTGCCCGTGAACAGCGGCGGCACTTCCGTGGCGGACGTTGTTGCCACAGGCGGCCCAGCCAGTTCGGCCATCGCCTCGCGGATCATCTGCCGGAACTCATCCTTGGTCGGCACTGTGGACGACGCAACCGGGGTAGGAGCCGGGGCTACCGCGCCGTCCCCCAACATCCTCGCCTTCGCCCACTTCGTCACCGACATCCCCGCCGCCGAAGCCGCCGCCTCAACCGCCCCCTTCTCCTCATCACTCATCCTCAACATCACTACTGCCATAGCCAGCCTTGTATAGCAGAACGTGTAGCAGTGCAAGCCCTTGCTATACGCCTGCTACACGCTGAGCAGTACTTGAGTCCCTGCCGTCGCTGCTGCTCGCCTCCCTGCGGCGGCGCTCTGCGCTCTCCGCAGTGGCGTGCCCAGCTATTCTCGCGCAGCTTGGCTCTGTTGGATTAGGTGGAACGGCAGTCCCTTAACGGTGCCGGGTAAGGTATCCCCTGGGCAGGGGGCCCCTGGGCTCGCGGCCCGCAGCGGCAGCCGCATGCAAGGCGTGCCAGCGGCCTGCGGCTGATAACGACCATTATGACGCGCATGCCAACTGCGCAAGGCAGCGGCATTGCTGCGCAATCGCCTGCAGCGCTGCTTTCGCTGCCTGCACGCCACTACATATAGGCGTACTCGCAGTGCTGCGAGGCCGGTCAGCTCGCCTGCCTGACCGACTGGTCAGGGCCTCAGCTGCCGGTCTGCGCGCCTGACCGATCGGTTAGTCGCTCTGCGTGGGGTCAAACTACCCTGCCGCAAGAGCTACGCGCGTGCGTAGCTACCCCGGCAAGCTAACCGCATAGCCGAGGGCGCGAGCCGCACGCCACGCATTGCCTGCCAGCGACAGAGCAGCAGCACGGCGACGCCAGCGTCACGCACGCTTCGCCTTGCGCTTCTTGCGGGGCTTGTCGGACTTTTCAGGCGGAGGCGTGTTGACCAGCTTGCGCAGTGCGTCGTCGAATGAGAGCGGCCAGAGTGAGACGGGCTTGGCCTTGGGCATCAGTGGACCTAGTGATCCACCGACGCGGGCTGGGCCGTCGCTTCCTGAAAAACTACCGCCACATTGGACCAATTCCTTACAACGATCTCGGCGTAGGGCAATCTTCCGTCAGCGTGTGCCTTCCCGTTAAGTCCTAAGACGTATTTCGCTGTCACGCGTGCGGCTTCGAATAAACTCCGTTTGGCATCTTCCAGTGATTGGCCGGCCCCGTAAACACGAAGCTCTGGACATACGGCACGATACCAGCCGTCTCCGCAATCAACGTGAAATGTCAGCATGGGCCGTTCTCCCCAGTTAGGAACACCCGAAGATTGTTGTTGAACAATCTTCAGACCTTTGTCAAGTGGAGCAACCTGGCTGCCATTAACAGGCTTGGCGACCAACCCTCCACGGCCGCATTGATGCCGTCAGTTTGCGCAGCCGCTTGGAGGGGTGGTACATTTGTGATAGGAAACTACACAAATACCCTCCCCTTGGCGGGTGTTGATTGTGGCCGCACAAGCCATTGTGTTCCCGCCTTGCGCCCCTCGATCCGGTGCTCGCAACACCGTTCAAGGGGCGCAATGCTGTTCGCCACTTGCATTCATTGTCGTTCCTCCACCAGACTCCATTTCTTAGAACTCCCTCGTCGGATCTTCTGTTCCTTCTGCAGTTCCTCAGAGCGGCCAAGGGTAGACCCAGCGTCGCGTCCCACGGCCTGACCGGCTCGACTGCTGAGACTGACGCAAAAGCCGCATACTAGGACGATGTACGCCGGACGCCACTCGCCAGAGCGGCGACGGGATCGGCGCTTGCGCGGGTAGGTTCGCAGTCGCCCGCAGTACTCGCAGACTTCGCTTGGCGTTGGCGTCGAGTACGCCACGCTTTGAGATTTCGCCCACTCATGATCTTCGAGCGCTGCTCGGAGTTCAGATTCTTCCATGCCCGCTCGCCTCCTCGTCGCCCCGCTTCTTTAGTATCCATGCCCGCATCCTATCGCCCACAAAATAAAAGTCAAGAGCCCTATTGACTTCGAGAGCGGTCTCGATTACCGTATGCAGCATGAACGCTAACACGCTAACCGCCGCCACTGCGCGGCAGAACGGGGTGAACGTCCGATGAGTTGGAACGATCGAGAGGCTATCGACGCGGAGCGGTTTGACGCAGACATGGAGATGGCGCAGCTCGAAGCCGCGGGCCGCAGTGCCAGCAAGCGCGCCAAGTGCATGCGAGCGCTACGGGCAGCGGGACGGCTCGACGAAGCCGCAGCCGCTTGCACGCATGGCAGCGGAGCGCCCTTGCGCTCGATCTGCTCGTCTGAGGGCACATCGGGCTGGGGTATCGACCCGAACGCCGGTGAGGATGGCTGGCGCTGCCACGATTGCGGCAGCCGCCTGAGCGATGAGCCGTGGGTCGGCGGGCGCGTCGTGACGCCATGCGAAGTGATCCGCTAAGGCCAGCCGCATGACGCCACCGCGAAGGTCGCAGGCTTTACCGTGGACTGGCCCGGCTTGTGGCCTGTGCTGCGCGACCGCCAAGGGCACGACGTGTATTTGCCAGCGTAAGCCGCCGCGCGCTGAGCCTGCCCGTCGCAGCGGGCAGCGCTGAACGCACGGCAACGGCTGGCCTGCGGGCTGGCAGAAAGCGAGGGAATCATGGCGAGGATTAACAAACCGACAGCGACGCTCAGGTGTCCCGCGAACGCGCATTCGGCGCCCCGTGAGCGTATCGTTGAGTTCAGCGTGGTCTGTGACGATGGCGAGTTACGCGGGGGCCTGCTCTCGCTGCTCAATACCGGCGACGGGTTGCTGTTACGCATCTACCGCGCAGACCCCGGCGTGCGCGTTGCCGCCGACGTGATGCAGCCATGAGCCGCCTACTCACCGGCCCGGCGCACCTGTGGCTCGCCGCCGTGGCCCTGGCCTGCCTGCTGCTGCTGCTGGCGCGATGAAGGCCGCGCTGACCGCAAAAGAACGCGCCGAGCTTGCCAGCATTGGCCGACGCTGGGCAATGGGGCGCAAGCTCACGACGGCGCAAATGCTGCGGCACATCGAGCTTGTGCGCAAAAGCGATGCGCAACGCCGAAAGGAGCGCCCATGTTGATCGTGCTCGCGGCTGCCACCATTGCCGCCGATTTCCATTGCCTGTGGCGCATGCGATACGCGACGCTGCGATGGGTGGATGTGGGGGCCTTCACGGGCTTGGTCTGCGCGCTGCTCGCCACGCTCACGGTGCTGCCATGAGCCAGCCCACGCCGCGCCTGCTGCGCCTGCCCTGCGGCTGCTGGCTGTGGAGGGCGCGCGGCGACGAGTACACTGGCACGCACGCCGCGTACCTCGCGCCCGACTACTGGCAGCCCGTGCCGATTGCGTTGACACCGCGCTGCTACGACCATTTCACCGCCAACGATGCACGCGACGGCGCTGCAATAGCGCGCAAGGCGGCACGCACCGCACATCATGGCAGACCGGCGACGCGAGGCCGGTGACGGGGGTTTGGACGGATGGCAAAGCATACCGGGGTCATCGGCTACAAGTCGGCGCGTGTTGACGGGCGTTCGTTCTACGACGGCGCATTTGGTCCGTGGGAGAAGGGCGCGACGCTCACCGTCCCCAATGCCGACGTAAATGGCGCGTGCGGCGTCGGCATCCACATCGGCAAGACCATCAAGGACGCCATCAAATACGGCAAGTTTCCGTTTCGCCTGTGGCGCATTCAAGCCGAAGGCCCGGTGCTGGGCGAAGATGAAACCAAATGGCGCGTCGGCTCCGTAACCGTGCTGGCCCGCGTGCCGCTGCCGCAGTGGGCAAAGGACTCAGAGGCGTTAGTCGCGTCCATCGCAGAGGTGCCGTGGTTCAAGCCGCAAGGTCCACCGCGCAAGGCGTGGAGACACTACCCTACGAGGGATGCCGCCAGGGCTGCCGCCTGGGCTGCCGCCGGGGATGCCGCCAGGGCTGCCGCCTGGGCTGCCGCCGGGGATGCCGCCAGGGCTGCCGCCTGGGCTGCCGCCGGGGATGCCGCCAGGGCTGCCGCCTGGGCTGCCGCCGG